ATACGCATATTCAAATGCTGCATATGCACAAGCAAACTCTGGATTCATCCAAGCAAATGCTGCGTTTGTTCACGCAAACTCAGCATACCAAAGTCAGAATGCAACTGGACAATATGCTAATGCGGCATATACTCATGCCAACTCTGCATACAATCAAGCAAACACCGCAACTACAAATGCAGCCACAGCAGACCAGAAAGCAGTAAGTGCTGGTACCTATGCTAATGCGGCTTATACTCAGGCTAATACTGCAACTCAGTATGCAACAAGTGCCGGTGCTTATGCTAATGCGGCATACTCACAGGCGAATACTGCAACTCAATATGGTCAGTCTGCTGGTACTTACGCCAATGCAGCCTTCACATTAGCGAATACAAAGTACAGTTCATCAGGTGGTACAATCTCTGGTGATGCAGTCATTACAGGTAACTTGACAATACTTGGTTCACAAGTATATGCAAATACACAAACTGTACTGATTAAAGATAACATCATTACATTAAATGCAGCTATCGACCAAACTTCTACACCAACTGCTGATTCTGGTTTAGAAATTGACCGTGGTTCTGCCGCAAATGTGTACATGATTTATGATGAGTCGAATGATAAGTGGAAGTTTACGAATGATGGCACAAACTACTCTTATGTTGGTGCCGAATCTGGTGCAACTTATGCAAATGCAGCTTATGCTCAGGCTAACACCGCAGCTCAATACGGACAGTCATCAGGTGCTTACGCAAATTCTGCCTACTTGCAAGCAAATACTGCAACTCAGTATGCACAATCCGCAGGCACTTATGCAAACGCAGCTTATGTAGCTGCTAATACGGCAGACCAAAAGGCAGTAAGTGCCGGTACATATGCGAATGCATCTTACGTACAAGCTAACACCGCAACTCAATATGGTCAGTCTGCCGGTGCATATGCTAATGCAGGTTATGCCGTTGCTAATACTGCCAATGTAAACGCAATTAGTGCTGGTACATATGCAAATGCTGCCTATACTCAAGCGAATACTGCCACAACTAATGCGGCCACAGCTGACCAAAAAGCGGTAAGTGCTGGTACTTATGCTAACGCAGCTTATGTTCAAGCTAACACCGCAACTCAATACGGTACATCGGCCGGTGCATATGCTAATGCGGCCTATGTACAGGCAAATACTGCTACTCAATATGGTACAAGTGCTGGTGCTTATGCTAATGCGGCCTATGTACAGGCAAATACTGCTAATGCAACCGCAAACTATGCTTCTGCTCACGCAAACGCTGGTTACAACCAAGCAAATACTGCAACTCAGTATGCAACAAGTGCTGGTGCATATGCTAATGCCGCCTATTCACAAGCAAACACCGCAACAACAAATGCGGCCACGGCAGACCAAAAGGCAGTAAGTGCTGGTACATATGCAAATGCTGCCTATACTCAAGCGAATACTGCAACACAATACGGTCAGTCTTCTGGTGCTTACGCTAACGCATCATTTGCAGTTGCTAATACTGCAAACGTAAATGCAATTAGTGCTGGTACTTACGCCAATGCTGCCTTTACGCAGGCAAATACTGCAAATACAAATGCGGCCACCGCAGACCAAAAGGCAGTAAGTGCTGGTGCTTACGCTAATGCAGCTTATTCACAAGCTAATACTGCAAACACAAATGCGGCCACAGCAGACCAAAAGGCAGTAAGTGCTGGTACTTACGCCAATGCTGCCTTTACGCAGGCAAATACTGCAACACAATACGGTCAGTCTTCTGGCGCATATGCTAATGCGGCTTACTCACAGGCAAATACCGCAACAACTAATGCGGCAACTGCTGACCAAAAGGCAGTAAGTGCTGGTACTTACGCTAATGCTGCCTACGCTGTTGCGAATACCAACTCATCCGTCAATAATACACAGAATACCAATATCACATCAGCTGCGACTTATGCCAATGCAGCATTCGATAAAGCAAACTCTGCCGGTACTGTTGCCAATACAGACTACACAACCGTATCTGCAACTGCCGGCACATATGGTAATACAACTGCGATTCCAGTAGTTACTGTTGCTGCAAACGGTCGTGTTACATCAATTACAACTCAGACTACCACTTATGCACAGATTGGTGATGTTCTGGCACTTGCAATAGCATTAGGATAAATATCAACTATGGCTGCTCCAACTACTCGCTCACAATTTAAAGATTATTGCTTACGCAGACTAGGTCATCCTGTTATTGAAATTAACGTAGATGATGACCAAGTTGAAGACCGTATTGATGATGCATTAGCATTCTTCCATGATTATCATTGGGATGGTGTTGAGAAAATTTTTATGAAACATAGAATTCAACAGGCCGATATCGACCGTGGTTGGATTCATGTGCCAGAACCAGTTCTATTTGTAACTGGTGTTTTTCCGTTTGATGAATCCAATTCATCAATCAATATGTTCGATATGCGTTACCAATTACGTTTGCATGATTTGTATGACTTCACATCGGTAAGTTATGTGTCATATGAAATTACCATGCAACATTTGGCAACATTAAATATGTTGTTCTCTGGTAAACCACAATTCAGATTCAATAAACACAATGATAAGTTGATGTTGGATATTGATTGGACACGTGACTTGGATGTAGGTCAGTATGTTGTAGTTGAATGTTATCGTAAAATGGCACCAGACAATACAACAATTACTGGTACAGTAAACCTAGTTTCTGGCAATACTACTGTTATTGGTACTGGAACAATATTTGACCGTGAGTTAATTGAAGGTGATGAAGTAGGTTTCAGTAATGGTGAAACTATTCGTGTTAATAAAATCATTTCACCTACACAATTAACTTTGACTTATGCACCTACAAGTAATGCTGCAACTGCAACAATGTTAACTGCTGGTCTTTCTGATGTATGGAATGACCGTTTCTTGAAAGCATACGGAACCGCAAAAATTAAATATCAATGGGGTGCAAACCTATCTAAGTTTGCCGGCATTCAAATGCCTGGCGGTGTAACACTAGATGGCCCTCGCATTATGGCTGAAGCAAAAGAAGATATTGAAAAGTTAGAAGAAACTATGTTCAATTACAATTCTTTACCATCTGAAATTTTTGTTGGTTAATAATGGCAACCAATTTTTACTTCAATAACTTTCCAAAAAATCATATTACTCCTGAGCAGTTGCTCATTGAGGATTTGGTTATTGAAGCGATGCAAATCTATGGCATGGACGTGTTCTATATGCCGAGAAGTTCCCGTGACTCTGTAGACCAGATTTACGGTGAAGATACACTTAAAACATATCGCAAAGCATATCCTATCGAAATGTATATGGAGAATGTTACCGGTATGGACGGTGAACAGGACTTTATTTCTAAGTTTGGTTTAGAGATTCGTGATGAACTAACAATGTTGGTGTCACGCAGAAGATTTAAGTATTCAACTGGTGCTGAGAATTTGGTCAGACCACGTGAAGGTGATTTGGTTTATGTGCCGTTAGTACAGAACTTCTTTGAAATCACATTTGTTGAAGATGAGAATGACCAAGCAATGTTTCATACCTTGGGTCGTGGTAGAGGCGGCAACGTTTATGTCTATGCACTAAAGTTGAAACAGTTTGTGTTTTCTGAAGAAGTTATTGAAACTGGTATTGAAGAGATTGATGAACAGATTCGTGACGCATACAAGAAGACACTCATTTATGTTACAGGTGCCACAGACCGTTATGTACAAGATGAGATTGTTTACCAAGGTGAAAACGTTGCAAACTCAACTGCACAGGCAATTGTTTACTCATATACATCAAATGCACCTAACTACATATTAGAAGTTACAAGAGTTCGTGGTACGTTCATGGCGAACGTAGAAATTATTGGTGCAACAAGTAACACTAGATACGATATGGTGTCTAAAGATGACATGACACCATTTGACAATATCAATGAAGATATTGCTGATAACAATCTATTTGAACAAGAATCGGAAGGTTTGATTGATTTCTCTGAATTCAATCCGTTTAGTGAGGTTGTTTTAACATACAGAATCTCTATGGATAGTAGTAAAGTAACCATGGATAATTTGATTACAAATTCAACAGAATTAGAAAAGGTCCGACTATTCATGGACAACGAGGATTTTTAAATGACACGAAGAATAATTTTAAACGGTACAGTTGCCAACGATGGCACAGGTGATACTCTACGAACTGCTGCACAGAAGATTAATGATAACTTTGCAGAAGTTTACAATGCATTTGGTGACGCTACATCAATTGCGCTACGACCGGCAACAAGAGCAAACTTAGGTGGTGTGTTTATTGGTGCATCGTTGAACGTTGCATCTAACGGCCAATTAAGTGCAAACATTGCCACAACCACAGGTCTTGGTGTTGTTAAAGTAGGTTCATCTTTAATCATTTCTGCAAACGGACAAATCGATGCTAACATTCCTGATTCTATTTTAGATTTAGGTATCTCTGACGGTTCAGCAGGCCAATTCTTGCGTACAAACGGTAATGGAGGATTTAGTTTTGCTTCGACAGGTGGTGGCGCAAACACCGGTAATCCATTTGACCAAAACCTGAATACAACAAATACTGTATCATTTGTTACAACAACATCTGAACAGTTCTTATTATCTGGCGCAGGTGTACCAACAGTCGAATCTGATACTACACTTAATTTGTCGGCAAACACACGTGTCTCTGTTATTTACTCACCATTCAAATTAAAGTCGTATACTTCTACCGAGAGAAATGCATTAGTATCACAAAATGGTGATTTGATTTATAACGCAACCACAAACAAATTTCAAGGTTATGCCGCAAACACTTGGGTCGATTTACACTAAAGGTTTATAATGAGAGAGTATATTGTCAGTCTTAAAAAAGACGTTGACTACGATTCATTTTGGAATGAAATTGAATCAGTCAGCAATGGTGACGGTTTTGTTCCGGCAAGACGAGTAGAGATTGTAAATAACCGTGATGGTTCATTGCGTAGTTGCCATTACTCCCTTACTTCCGAAGAAGCGGCACTACTGACAAATGATGACCGTGTTTATTCGGTAGAAATTCCACCTCAACAAAGAACAGACATTGAGATTGGACTTAAAGTAACACAAACCGGTAATTTTAATAAAACTACCTCTGATGCAGGCAGCAATATTAACTGGGGTTTAATTCGTCACAGTAATAACACAAACGTTTATGGAACATCTACAAACACAACACTATCATATCTTTATGATTTTGATGGTACAGGTGTTGATGTTGTTATCTCAGATAGTGGCCTACAAGTAGACCATCCAGAATTTCAAGATAGTTCGGGTGTATCACGTGTGCAATTAATTAACTGGTATACAGAATCAGGTGTAGCTGGCACACAATCCGCATTTCACTACAGAGATTATGATGGGCACGGAACACACGTTGCTGGTATCACCGCAGGTAAACGTTATGGTTGGGCAAAAAATTCTCGAATCTATTCTATTAAAGTTAATGGACTAGAAGGTACAGGAGACTCAGGTGGTATTTCTATCACAGATTGTTTTGATGTAATTAAGTTATGGCATCGAAACAAACCAGTTGACGCATCTACAGGTTTTAAACGACCAACTATTGTTAATATGAGTTGGGGTTATGGTCGGGATTTTGTTAGGATTAATGGAGGTTCTTATCGTGGAGCTGCATGGTCAGGTTCAGCACGTGACACATCAAAAGGTATGACTGGTGTGTTTACTGGTTCAAGTTATCGTCATCCTGTCAGAGTTGGTTCAGTCGATTCTGATGTACAAGAATTAATTGATGAAGGTGTTATTGTTTGTATTGCCGCAGGTAATGAATATAGTAAGTCAGACCGAGTTGGTGGATTAGACTACAACAATTATTACAACGACACAACTGAAGGACAAATTTACTATAATAGAGGCATGAGTCCCCATAGTGATAATGCAATTAAAGTTGGTTCATTAGATTCAACTGTCTATAGTGCATCACTAGACCAAAAATCTGTATTTAGCAATTCAGGACCAGGCATTGATATTTTTGCTGCCGGTTCAGATATTATGAGTACATGTAGCGCTATCAATATACGTGGTGGTGTAGGTTATTATTGGAATAGTGCTTTCAAACAGTTAAATATTAGTGGCACTTCTATGGCATCACCACAGGTTTGTGGTATTGGTGCATTGTACCTACAAGCAAATCTTAATGCAACACCATCACAAGTTAAAACTGCTTTACAAACTTTGGCAAAAGACCAAGTCTATAGAACAGGTTTAAATAACGATTATACAAATCAACGTTCTGTTTGGGGTGCAACTGCGAATGTAACATACTTTGCGGCATCCGCAAACGTTTCTGCGCCAGTAACACCACCAGCCGGAAACACTTCAAGTATTATATTGCAAGGTCAATATGTTAAAATTGGTTTTAGTGGTTTAAGTGGTACTGTTGGTTATGGTGGTTCTACTAAACCTGGTATTCAATATGATTCTACCGGCACAGGAAATTTTCCTGGCACCACAGATTATTTAACTCCTGGTAGTCCGTTTGAAGGTTGGGCAGTTAAGTACGCCAGCACAATGCGAGGTTACAACAACAACTATTTTTATAACACACCTGGCGTTGCGGGTTCATTTGTAAACTATTCTGGTGTATCTTTTCGTGGTGAACTGTTTGATAAACGTGTTTTGTGGACAGGTGAGGTAATTGGTCAGTATACAATTGAACATGATGTGCGCTTCAATAACGATTTTGAAAAAATTGATTTTCAAACCACAATTAAAAATAATTCAGCTTCTGCATTTACAGATTTGAGATATGCACGTTTTATTGACCCAGATGCCGGCGCAGATGTTGGTGGTTCATTCAGTACAAAAAACTACAGAGGTTATCCTGCTTTAGGTATCTCTGCTCGTAACGTTGTTATTGCTGAGACAACAGTTGGTCCTGCTTTTGTACTAGGACTATTCTCACCTATGGCAACAAACGTAAATACAGGCATTGCATACCCTTGGGGTGAAGACCCTGATGTATATTATGCAGGTCCGGACTTTGCTTCAGGTGATAATGCTATTGGTATAGCGTTCAATAAATCTACACTAAGTAGTGGTGAATCTGTAACTTTCAGATACTCATATTTCACCACACCAAATGCCTTGAATCTTAAAAACTTGTTTGAAATTCCGGTATTTAACGTATTCAAAGGAATCGGTGGACGTTCTACTGCTTCCTTTAAAAAGGTATAATAATGTTAGGTAATCATTACTTCTATAACAGAACTATTCGCAAAATTGTTGTTGCGTTTGGTTCATTGTTTAATGAAATTATTGTTGTACGTAAAAACAAAGCACAAACAACCAATTTTGAACAGTTTAAAGTGCCTTTAATTTATGGTTCAAAAGAGAAATATCTAACACGTTTACAATCAGACCCAACTTTAGTTAAATCTATTGCAATGAATTTGCCACGTATCAGTTTTGAAATGACTGGTATGACTTATGATTCATCACGTAAACAAATCTCGACTGCACAAAACTTTGCAATAAGAACAGGTAACAATACTAAGACTGGTGTAAATTCTCAATATATGCCTGTGCCATATAATTATGATTTCAGTATGGCAATCTATGTACGTAATACGGAAGATGGTGCCCAAATCTTAGAACAAATTTTACCGTTTTTTACACCCGATTATACTGTAACAATTTCATATAGTACAGAAATGGCACAAAAATATGATGTGCCTATTATCTTAGATTCAGTATCTAATGAAGTAGACTATGAAGGTGACATGATGAACACCCGAATGATTATTTGGAATTTATCATTCACAGTTAAAGGTTTTGTATTTCCACCAGTTAAGAATTCTGAAATTATCCGTATGGCAAACACCAATGTTTACATCGATAATTCAATACAAGAAGTTCAAACTGTATTGGTTGATACTGCAAATGGCCAAGGTACCTTTGTTCAGAACGAAGCAGTACGTGTGGCAAACACCAACATTTCTGGCCTAGTTGTTAAGTATGATACTGCAACAAATACCGGAGTCTCAGATACCGCATACTTATACATAAGCGGTATGGATAAGAAATTAAATAATGGTGATACATTGAAAGGTGATGATAGTAATGCGATTCGTACAGTCACATCTTTAGATAGACTGTATATTACTCCTATTCTTGCCTCTACTGTTACAACTGTACCTTCTCCGTTTGATTCTGAACCAGATGATGAATTTGGATTCTCAGAAACAATCAAGAATTGGCCCGATACTATATGAAACAATTGAATGAAAATTTATCTAAACTGCTTGATGTTGAACCTATAGACATGACACCAATAGAGGTTTTGCCGGCCGTGGTCGATGAAGTCTCCGGAAGTAAAGCAGACATTGATGAAGACTTTGAATTTGCTCGCAAGAACATGAAAGACCTAATCAAACAAGGTAATTCAGCAGTTGAACAAATCATTTCGGTTGCAAAAGCAACTGACCATCCACGTGCCTATGAAGTTGTTGCAACCTTAATTAATTCGGTTGCAGCTATGAACAAAGACCTGATGGACATCCGTAAGAAGAAACAAGACATTACCGGCGAAAAGAAGACACAGAATATCAACGTAGATAAGGCTGTGTTTGTTGGTTCTACAGCAGAGTTAATCAGACAAATCAAGGAAAATAAATAAGATTATGGAACAACTAATTCAACAACTAAAAACAATCTTGGGTACAAATTTTCATTTGTATACCAAGTCACATTCATATCATTGGAACATTGAAGGTCCTTTCTTTGATTCTTATCACACATTTTTAGGTACTTTATATACCGCAATTTGGGGTAATACAGACCTTATTGCTGAAAAGATTCGTATGTGTGGTGCCTATGCACCTACAGGACTTGTTCGTTTGATGGAATTATCCGACTTAGAAGACACAGAGAATGTTCCAGATGCACATACTATGTTGGCAAACTTAGCACAAGATAATGATAGATTCATTTATCACTTGCGTGCTGGCATTTCGGCTGCTGAACAAGCAAACGAACCAGCTATTGGTAATTTTCTACAAGATTTGTTAGACCAACACCAGAAACATGCATGGATGTTAAAAAGTCTTATTAAGTAAATTTGATGAGTAATAGTGATGGTTATCTTGGTAATGCGAGTTTAAAACGGGCAGGAGAAATAATCTCCTATACCGAAGAACAGACATTAGAACTTGCAAGATGTATTAGTGACCCAGCTTATTTTATCAGAAACTACGTTAAGATTGTTAACGTTGATAAAGGTCTAGTACCATTCGAAATGTGGCCATTTCAGGAAGAAATGGTCAACACTTTCCATGAAAATCGATTCTCAATTGCAAAGATGCCTCGTCAGGTTGGTAAAACAACCACGACAGCAGGCTATATGCTTTGGTGCGTTCTGTTCCAAGAAAACTACAACATTGCTATTCTCGCCAACAAAGGTTCATTGGCACGTGAAATTCTAGGCCGTATCCAATACTCATATGAATACTTACCAAAGTGGTTGCAACAAGGCATCATTACTTGGAACAAAGGTAACATTGAACTGGAGAATGGTTCAAAGATTAATGCCTATGCAACATCTGCTGCTGGTGTTCGTGGTGGTTCATACAACTTAATCTTCTTAGACGAATTTGCTTTCGTTCCTAAGAACATGGCAGACGAATTCTTCACATCTACTTACCCTGTTATTTCATCTGGTAAAACTACCAAGGTTATTATCGTTTCAACACCTTATGGTTTGAACCACTTCTACAAGATGTGGACCGATGCAATCGAAAAACGTAGTCTTTATAAAACAATTGAAGTCCATTGGTCTATGGTACCAGGCAGAGATGCCAAATGGAAAGAAGAAACTGTTCGCAATACCTCAGAAGAACAGTTCCGACAAGAATTTGAAACTGAGTTTATTGGTTCATCCGCAACTCTAATTAGTGGTTCTAAACTAAGAAGTCTGGCGTTTAACAACCCCTTGTCCTCACGTGAAGGTTTCGATATATATGAGGAACCAATACCAGGACATTTCTATATTGTCAATGTTGACTGTTCAGAAGGTGTATTACGAGACTACTCGGCACTATCAGTTATTGATGTTACAGAGATTCCATACAAGGTAGTTGCAAAGTTTCGCAAGAATGACTTACCTTTGTTGCTTTACCCAAACGTTATTTTTCAAGTAGGTATGAGATATAACGAGGCATTTATTCTTGTAGAAACAAATAACATCGGTCAACAAGTTGTTGACACGTTACATTATGATTTGGAATATGAAAACATCTTTAAACTGGAACATCATGTAATTAAAGGTCAACATATTTCATCCGGTTTTAAACGCTCAATCTCTTTGGGTCTTAAAACTACGGTATCAGTAAAGAAAATAGGGTGTGCCAACCTTAAAACTTTGATTGAGAATGACAAACTACTGATACCCGATTTTGATACTATTGCTGAACTTAACACTTTCGTCAGAGTTAAAAACTCTTATGAAGCCGAAGACGGTAATAATGATGACTTGGTTATGACACTTGTTATGTTTGCGTGGTTGACGGCACAAACGTTTTTTAAAGATAATACGAATACCGATATTAGGTTGAAATTGGTTCAAGAACAACAAGACATGTTTGACGATAACCTGTTACCTTTCGGTGAATTTGATGATGGTATAAAAGAACACGTAACTGTGGAGGACGGAGACTCATGGTCTGTTTCCGACTTTAAAGGTTACTTTCCATCAACTTTCTAAAACACTAAATAGAACATAAAGAATAATTGACCTTATACAACTAAAGGAGAAATCCAATGGCATTTCAGCTATCACCAGGGGTATCAATTGCAGAAGTCGATTTGACTTCCGTGGTACCATCAGTTGCCACCTCGATTGGCGCTTTTGCTGGGCCGTTCTCATGGGGTCCAGTTAATGAAGTAGTTACAATTTCTGACGAAGTACGTCTTTCGGACAGATTTGGTAAACCTACCAATTCAAATTATGAATACTGGTTCTCAGCGGCGAACTTCCTCGCATATTCGAACAACTTAAAAGTAGTACGTGCAGCTAACAATTCATCTACACTCAACGCAACTGCTAACGGTGCTGTAGGTGTACTGATTGAAAACGAAACAGACTATGAACAAAACCACTCTAGTGGTGCTAGCACTTATGGTGTTGCCGCTGCTAAGTGTCCTGGCGCTTCAGGAAACTCTATAAAGATTTCTATTTGCCCATCTGCAAACGCATTTTCATCTAACTTAACCATACAGTCTAATACTGCTGGTACTCCAATTACTGCTTCTGCGGCCTTAACTGGCCAAACAACTATTGGTTTGAGTACTACTGGTATTGCCAACTTTATGGTTGTTGGTGACCAAATATCAGTTGACGGTGGTACAACTTACATCCGTGTTACTGCCGTTAACGCACAAAGCATTAACATTGCAACACCTCTTACAGCAAACGTTGCAAGCGGCCAATCAATCCTCCGTAAATGGGAATATGCAAGTCAGTTTGCATTGATACCAGGAACTTCCGAATATGGCACTTCAGTTGGTGCAACCAATGACGAAATGCACATTATTGTTATTGATGAGGATGGTATATTTACCGGTGCTGCTAACACAGTAATTGAAAAGTATGCTTTTGTTTCTAAAGCCTCTGATGCTAAGTATTCAGATGGTTCTTCAAACTATTACAAAAACATATTGAATAAACGTTCACGTTACGTTTGGTGGTTGTCTCACCCAACTGGTGCTTCTAACTGGGGCACAACTGGCGCAGGCAAAACATTTACCAATTTAGAAAAACCAACCACTTCTTCTCTAAGTGCTGGTGCTGATGGTACTATTACTAATGCTGACTTACAAAATGCTTATGGGCAGTATGTAAACGGTGACACTATTGATATCTCTCTAGTTGTTTCTGGTCCTGCTGATGCTACAATGGCCGGCTATTTGATTAGCAACCTATGTGAAGTACGTAAAGATTGTATGGTATTCTTGTCACCATTGGGTGATGATGTTGTCGACAATGCTGGTTCAGAGACTACAGATATCGTTGCTTACCGTGACGGTCTAACATCATCTTCATTCGCAGTTATGGACAGCGCATGGAAATATCAGTTCGATAAGTACAATGACGTATATCGTTGGGTACCAATGAACGGTGACGTTGCTGGTCTATGTGTACGTACAGATAAAGAACGTGACCCATGGTTCTCACCTGCTGGTCTAAATCGTGGTGTTATCAAAAACGTTATTAAACTATCATGGAATCCTTCATTAGCAAACCGTGATGCTTTGTATGTTAAAGGTATCAACCCAATCGTAACCTTCCAAGGTGAAGGCACATTGTTGTATGGTGATAAAACTATGTTGGCTCGTCCATCTGTGTTTGACCGCATCAATGTTCGCCGTCTGTTTATCGTATTGGAAAAATCGATTGCTAAGGCTGCTCGTTCTTCATTGTTTGAATTTAACGACCAGTTTACACGTGCTCAGTTTGTCGCATTGATTGAACCGTATCTACGTGATGTTCAAGGTCGCCGTGGTATTACCGACTTCCGTGTTGTTTGTGATGATACAAATAACCCACCAGCAGTTGTTGATGCCAACCAATTCATCGGTGACATTTACATCAAACCAACTCGTTCTATTAACTTTATCCAATTGAATTTCGTAGCAGTACGTACTGGTGTAAGTTTTGAAGAAGTTGTTGGACAATTCTAATAAATAGAGACAACAGGAGAATATTAAATGGCCTTTAACGTAAATGAGTTTCGTGCTCAGATGCAAGGCGATGGGGCTCGCCCAAACCTCTTTGAGGTCTCTATGCCCTTCCCTGCGTTTGCTCAACCAGCAAATGCACAAACTAAACTAACGTTTATGTGTAAGACTGCACAAATGCCGGGTTCAACACTCGGTGTTGTGCCAGTTCAATACTTTGGACGTGAGTTGAAGTTTGTGGGAAATAGAACATTCCAAGACTGGACAATTACCATTATTAACGATGAAGACTTCGTTGTTCGTAATGCATTTGAACGTTGGATGAATGGTATTAACTCTCACACATTTAACGTTCGTAGTCCGCTTGCTTTGACTACAACAAGTTATAGTGTTGACGGTGAAGTTAAACAGTTTGGTAAAACAGGCAATACTTTGAAAAAGTATAAATTCGTTGGTTTATTCCCAACGGATGTTGCACCAATTGACGTTGACTGGGGTTCCAACGATACTATTGAAGAGTTCACAGTTACTCTTTCATATCAATGGTGGGAATCAGTCGATTCTGGCGTGGTATAAGTATAGAGGGAGATTTACTCTCCCTCTTTATTTCTTTATAGGATGAAAAAACAATGGCTGTAAAATTATTCGGGTTCACTCTCGGTAAACAAGATATAGTTCAGGTAGAAAAACCTGAACAGGCTTCTTTCGCACTTCCAACAGAATCGTTGGATGATGGTGCGGTTACAATTACTCAGAATGCTCACTACGGCACATATGTGGATTTGGAAGGTTCAGTTCGCAACGAACTTGAACTGATTACTCGTTATCGTGAAATGTCTAATCACCCTGAGTGTGAGAATGCAATCACCGAAATTGTTGACGAATCAATTACACATGATGAAGACGGTACAGTTGTAGATATCGTATTAGATAAACTAAAACAACCTGATACGATTAAGAGAAAAATCAAAGAAGAATTTGAAAATGTTCTTCGTATGATGAATTTTTCTAATCTTGCTGATGATATATTCAAACGTTGGTATATTGACGGCAGACTTTACTATCACGTTATCGTTAATGAGAAAAACCCTAAAGAGGGTATTCAAGAATTACGTTACATTGACCCACGTAAGATTCGTAAGGTCAGAGAAGTTAAAAAAGGTAAAGACCCAAAGACTGGTGCAGATATCATTCAGTCAATTGCTGAATACTATATGTATTCCGATAGAGGTCAAACTACACAAAGTTATACCGCATCAGTAAACTCAGGTCTGCGTATTGCACCTGAAGCAGTTATCAACATCAACTCTGGTTTGATGGATGCTAAGAACACAATGGTAATTTCTTTTTTACATAAAGCAATTAAACCATTAAACCAGTTGCGTATGATTGAAGACGCAATTGTTATTTACCGTTTATCAAGAGCACCTGAACGCCGCATTTTCTACATTGACGTTGGTAACTTACCAAAAGGCAAAGCAGAACAATACTTGCGTGACATTATGGTCAAGTATCGTAACAAGATGGTTTACGATGCCAACACAGGCGAGTTACGTGATGACCGTAAGCACATGTCAATGTTGGAAGATTTCTGGTTACCTCGCCGTGAAGGTGGAAAAGGTACAGAGATTACTACATTGCCTGCTGGTCAAAACCTTGGTGAACTAGAAGACGTTAAGTACTTTCAAAAGAAATTGTTACAATCTCTATCAGTTCCATACTCACGTTTGGAGTCACAAGGTGGTAGTATGGTTGGTATTGGCCGTACTACAGAGGTCACACGTGATGAATTGAAATTTAATAAGTTCATTCAACGCCTCCGCAATAAATTTTCACAGGTATTTGACCATGCGTTGCGTGTTCAATTGGCACTTAAAGGTATCTGTACTCAAGAAGAATGGGATGAATTTAAAGAATTTGTCTACTATGACTTCAAAAAAGACAACAACTTTTCAGAATTAAAAGAATCTGAATTATTACAATCACGCATCCAAATGGTCGGTATGTTAGACCCATTTGTAGGACGTTATTTTTCACAAGCATGGGTTAAGAAAAATGTTCTTAAAATGACCGATGAAGAGGTGGAACAGATGCAGAAAGAAATTGATGAAGAACCGGAAAACCCAGCGCTTGCCAATCCTATTGATTCCCAAGCACCAACAGAAGAGCAATTCCCACCAGAAGATAACACAATCGAACCCGGTGCAAACGAATCGCTAACTCCTGAGTTGGATGCCGAGGTAGAGAAGTATAGTAGTAATATAAATAAGAAATAATGGAGAACAACATGACAGAAGTACGTAATTTTATTGACCTTGTTGCCGCAGGTAACAACGCCGATGCAAAAGAAGCTCTAAGTGAGCTGTTATCTGCACGTGCATTTGAATCACTTGATGACAAAAAGAAAGAAATGGCATCGAGTCTATTCAACGGTGTGGAAGTTCAAGAAGCAGAATGAAATCTTTAACTGATTTTAAATCTATTAATGAAGAAGAGAAGTCGGACTATTCCAAGTTCGATACTCTAGTACGTGCTGGTCTTGCCAACAAAGCACAGATACAACGTATTCATAAAATTTTGGATAAGATGGGTGAAGAAAGACCTGTCTTTAATAATGCTGACCGCATGATTGTTCAAAATCTTTTTAATAAGATGGTCGATTTAATCTCAAATAACAAACAGATTTTCAATCAAACTCGCCGAGCAGTACGTGAAGACAATGAGTTACCTAAAGATGACTACATTGAAGCAGAAAATATTGATGAAGCTTATGGCCAATTGGTAGACCCTCCGGCCGTATTAATTTTAAAACGCACAGCAATTCGTGTTTATCCAAATGACACAAGAGTTGCCTTGTACTATAGTCAACGTTTAAAGAAGATTTTTACCGTTCCATACAGTACGTCCAAAGATAACAATTTTGGACCTATAGTACAAGCAGAAGAAACAGAAATTGCAGAAAGTCATATGATTGACCTGCAAAAGATTAAAGACACACATCAACACGGCAGCATTAAACATGCTGACGGTACTTCTAGTAAAGTTGATGTGCAAACCGCTCATGCAATCCTAACCGTTCATAAAGCTTTGAATGACGAGAATAAAAAGAAGTTCTCCGATTTAGTAGGACGTTCTAAACAACACCTACAAAAAGCAGCAGACTTTTCATTCAAACATTTAAAATGAACTTTGTAGAATTGATTGCCCAAGGTAAGTTGGTTGAAGCTAAACAAGAATTGTTTGCTAAACTGGATAAACTTGCTGGTGAGAAGTTATATGATTTGAAGAGCGTTGTTGCCGAACAACAATATATAGAAGTTGAAGTGCTTGATGAAGCAAGGAGTACCAACATTGTTAAGTCTGGTAGAATTCAAAAGATTCGCCGCAGAATTCGCCGCAATGCAAAAGGTAAGATTGTAGTACAAAGGAATGTTAAACGTTCAGCTATTAAGGGTTATCGTATTTCTGGTAACAAAGTTGTACGTATTTCTGCTACAGAGAGAATGAATAAGACTAGAAAATTAAAAAGGTATTGGAAGACAAAAGGTCGAGCAAAACTCAATCGTACTCTATTAAAGAGAAAAATGTCTATGCAACGCCGCAAATCTATGGGAATAAAATAAATGTCATATGAAGTAAATAACACTTTAAGAAATGCGAGTTTGATTCGTGCAGAAGGTCCAGGCACATACACCATCACTCTTGCAAACCTTTCTTCTAACTCAGCATTAGAAACTGTCTCATCTGCATCTATCAGAAAAATGAACTGGACTTCCAACACAAACGGAAGTATCACAGTTGCTCGTGGTGCAACACCAAATACATTGTACTCATTATACGGTACTGGTGAATTGAAACTTGATGAATATGGTCATGCAGCAGCAAACGGTTCAACTGGTAATATTGTTGTTACTATTGCATCTGCTGGTAGTTTAACAATGGAAGTTTCTAAAGTTGCCACATATTCAAGAGACTTAGGAACACTATGAAACTAATTACAGAAACAATAGAAGAAGTTAAGTACTTAACTGAATCTACTGAAACAGGCAAGAAGCATTTGTTTATTGAAGGTCCTTTTTTGGTTGCTGAAGAACCAAACAAGAATCGCCGTATGTATAAACTTGAAACCTTGAAAGAGGAAGTAAATAGATATAACAATGAATACATTGCTACAAGTCGTGCTTTAGGTGAACTAGGTCATCCTGATACTCCATCTATTAACTTAGAACGTGTATCACACAAGATTGTCTCTCTGAGACAAGAAGGTAACCGTTTCATTGGTAAAGCGCAAATTCTTGAAACACCATATGGTAACATCGTTAAGAACTTTATTGATTCTGGCGTAAACCTAGGTGTTTCATCAAGAGGCATGGGTACTTTAACTCAAGGCCGAGACGGCATCAATATTGTTCAGGACGATTTTCGTCTTGCAACTGCTGCTGATATCGTTGCAGACCCTTCTGCACCTGGTGCCTTTGTTAATGGCATCATGGAGAATAAAGAATGGTTGTTTGTTGAAGGTCGATTCGTAGAGGTCGACATTGATAAAGCTAAACAACAAATTAGAAAAGCAACCCCAAAACAAATTGAGGAAGTAGCAATTAAATTGTTTCAAAATTTCCTCTCAAAACTTTAATTTACTAAATAAGCAATCATATTAAGGAGAACCCTAATGGCAAAAAATCAATTGTTCGAAGCAGCAGCTGACATTCTTGCACAAAGCAAGAAAACAGCCGGTGCCGATCCAATGCCAAAGGCAGATGCAACACCAGTAGATTTAGGCGGACCTACCCCAACCGATGGTAAGCCTGATGACGATTCTAATAAAATCGATGCTACTAAAGCAGCTAAGAGTGCAACTGCTCCAACAACTAAACCTTCTGATGCATCACCTGATACACAGAACAAACCAGTTGGTGGCACAAAAACAATGAAAGAAGACATTGATGCAATTTTCGCAGACGATGACACTATTTCAGAAGAATTTAAATCAAAAGTATCTACAATTTTTGAAGCTCGTGTTACTGATAAAGTGTCTCAGATTGAAGAAGAAACTGAAGCACGTTATGCAGGTATGCTTGAAGAAGCTGTCGAATCAGTTAAGTCTGACTTGACAGAAAAGGTAAATGATTACCTTTCATATGTTGTAGAACAATGGATTGCCGACAATGAAATCGCTATCGAATCTGGACTACGTTCAGAGTTGACAGAAGAATTTATTGCTGGTCTACGTAACCTATTTGCAGAACACTACATTGATGTTCCTGCCGAAAAAGTTGATTTAGTCGATGAACTAGCTTCTAAGGTCGAAGACCTAGAAGGTAAGTTGAACGAAGAGATTGAACGTGGTATCGAAACTAAGAAAGCCTTGGTCGAGTCACGTAAACAAGAAGTTACCCGTACAGTTTCCGAAGGTCTTACCGCAACTCAAGTTGAAAAAATCAAATCACTTGCAGAGAGTGTTGATTTCTCCACAGAGGATGAATACAAAGAAAAACTTGAGACCATCCGTGAGAATTACTTCCCTTCAGGTGCTAAAAAAGCAACTGAATCTCAACTGCACGAACAGGTAGAAGACGGAAGCGAAGTTAAAAAGCCAGCATCTGCTGACCCATTCGTTGCATCCGTTATGCAAGCTATTTCCAAAACCAAAATCTAATACATTAGGAGAAAATTTTATGTATTTAACCGAACAAATTCAAAAGACTTGGGGTCCTGTTCTAGAACATCCAGACCTTCCAGCAATTAAAGATCCATACCGTAAAGCTGTTACAGCTTTGGTATTGGAAAATACTAAAGAAGCCATGATTAAAGAAGGCCAAATCATGGAAGCTTCACCAACAAACTCAGCCGGTAACGGTGGTTTTTCTGGTGGTGCTACTGCAGCTGGTCCAGTTGCAGGTTTCGACCCAATCCTTATCAGCTTGGTTCGCCGTTCATTGCCTAACCTTATTGCTTATGATATCTGCGGTGTCCAACCTATGACTGGTCCTACAGGTTTGATTTTCGCAATGCGTACTAAGTACGAAAGTCAATCTGGCACAGAAGCATTCTTCAATGAAGCAAATACCGCACACACAGGTGCTGCTGGTGGTTCACAAGCTGCTTTGGCAGTTGGTGCTGGTGTTGGTAACACATTCGTTTCTAACGCTACAACTGGTGCCGCATTGACTACAGCTAATGCTGAAGCTCTTGGTACTTCTGGTTCACCTGCGTTCAACGAAATGGCATTCTCTATTGAGAAAGTAACTGTAACAGCAAACACACGTGCGTTGAAAGCAGAATACTCAATGGAACTTGCACAAGACTTGAAAGCAGTTCATGGTCTTGACGCTGAAACAGAATTGGCAAACATTTTGTCTGCTGAAATTCTTGCTGAAATTAACCGTGAAGTTATCCGTACTATCTACAAAGTAGCTAAGACTGGTGCTCAAATCGGTACTACTACTGCCGGTACTTTCGACTTAGACACCGACTCTAATGGTCGTTGGATGGTTGAAAAAGTTAAAGGTTTGGCATTCCAAATCGAACGTGAAGCTAACGCTATCGCTAAGACAACTCGCCGTGGTAAAGGTAACATCCTTATCGTTTCTTCTGACGTTGCTTCTGCATTGGCAATGGCTGGTCTTTTAGACTACCAATCTGCTTTGAACAGTCAAGTTAACTTAGTTGTTGACGATACAGGTAACACATTTGCTGGTACATTGTTCGGTCGTATCAAGGTTTATATCGACCCATATTTCCCAGTTGGTCAAACATCTGAATTCGCTGTAGTTGGCTACAAAGGTTCTAATGCATATGACGCTGGTATGTTCTACTGCCCATACGTTCCTCTACAAATGGTTCGTGCAGTTGATACAGGTTCATTCCAACCTAAGATTGGTTTCAAGACACGTTATGGTTTAGTTGCTAACCCATTCGCAGAAGGAACAAGCCAAGGTTCTGGTACATTGAACGCTCAGACCAACAACTACTACCGTGCATTCAAGATTGCAAACTTAATGTAATCGAAGAAGTCACCGTAGAGTGATGTTTTAAAGAGACCCTTTCGAGGGTCTCTTTTTTTATGGATAAATAACAATATGAGCGCACTAGATAGAAACCCAACCAATCCGAATCTTCTCCACCCTAATAAGTTTCAACTAAACTTTTCTAGGGCACCGAATATTCAGTACTTTTGCCAAGCAGTTAATCTGCCTGGTTTATCATTGTCTGAAATTCCACGTAATACACCATTCGTTGATATCTACTCACCAGGTGAGAAGGTACAGTATGATGCATTGAACGTTACATTTCTTATTGATGAGAATCTACAGTCATGGTTTGAAATACATGATTGGATTCGTGCATTAACTTTCCCAACAAGGTTTGAAGAATACCGAGAATTGGGTCAATTATCACCCGTTACTAATCAGAATTTTCCACAATTCTCTGATGCACAATTGACGTTATTAACATCAGCAAACAATCCGAATTATAAAATTAAATTCATTGATTGTTTCCCAACGGCACTATCATCAATTATTTTCTCTGCCTCTGATTCACCAGAATCGGTAATGACGGCAGATGCGACATTCAGATTTTCCTATTTTGATATTGACAGAGACTAACTTTTGTGTTAGACTCCTATAAGGAGGCTTTATATTATGAGCAAGTTAGACGATTTACTCGCCGAATGGGCGAAAGATTCACAGATTGACCGTACCGAACCAGGTAAGGCACTATTAGATATACCCAAACTTCATAGTAAGTATTTGAATATCCTTTCTAGTCATAGACTATTGATTAAGGATGCCGAGTTTAAGTACAACAAGATGAAGAAACTTAAATGGGAATACTATACTGGCAAGTTGGATGATGACCAACTAAACAAACATGGATGGGAACCATTTCCATTCGTACTCAAATCCGACATTACTACATACCTTGAGAGTGACGAGGACTTAAATAAGTACCTTGCACAGAAAGCAATGCACGCTGAAGTGGTTGAAGTCTGTCAAGCAATTATGAAAGAACTTAGTGCTCGCACGTTTCAATTGCGTGACTTTATAGCATGGGAAAGATTCATTCAAGGTGTCTGATTTAAAAATTCACAAGGTCGATGAGGTCTTTGTTCAAATAGAAGGTGAACGTAGTCTGTTACAAGAGTTATCAGATTACTTTACCTTTTATGTTCCAGGTTACCAATTTACTCCCGCATACAAATCAAGATATTGGGATGGTAAAATTCGTATGTTGGATTTACGCACCAGTCGTATGTACTACGGGTTGGTTCCTTATATCGAAAAGTTTTGTGAAGAACGGGATTATAAAGTCGAATCTTCACCTGAAGTAAAACTTACAGGGAACTTTTCAATAAAAGAAGCTAACGAGTTTATTAAAACTTTAAGTTTGCCTTTTGAACCACGTGATTATCAAGTCAATTCTTTTGTACATGCAATACGTAATAAACGTATTCTGTTACTGTCTCCTACCGCATCAGGTAAATCACTAATCATATACTTGATTCTCCGATATCTGCAAGAATCGGATATGGAAAAAGGTATTTTAATTGTACCAACCACATCATTGGTTGAACAGATGTACTCAGACTTTGAATCATATGGTTACGATTCAGAAACGTATTGTCACCGACAGTATGCAGGTAAAGATAAACATACAAACAAGTTTCTAACCATTACTACTTGGCAATCCATCTATACACTTGGACAAGAATACTTTGAACAATTTGATTTTGTTCTTGGTGATGAAGCACACCAATTTAAGGCAAAATCTTTGACAACGATTCTAACGGGAATGAATCGTGCAAGTTATCGTATTGGTTGTACAGGTACACTTGATGGTACTCAGACACATAAACTGGTACTAGAAGGTTTGTTTGGTGCTGTATATCGTTCAACTTCAACATCAGAACTTATTGAACAAGGTCACCTTGCTGAGTTTAAAATTAAGTGTTTGATTTTAAAATATCCTGATGCAACATGTAAGTTAGCAAAAGATTGGGACTACAATGCAGAGATGAACTACATAGTAGGAAATGCACAACGTAATCAGTTCATTAAGAATCTTACATTGTCATTAAATGGGAACACATTAGTATTGTTTCAGTATGTAGAGAAACATGGTCGAGAATTGTACAAATTAATTAATGAGGAAAAGAAGAAAAGAAAAGTCTTCTTTGTGTTTGGTGGAACAGATGTTGAAATACGTGAGTCAGTTCGTTCTATTACTGAGAAAGAAAATGATGCGATTATTATTGCCAGTTATGGTACTTTCTCAACTGGTATTAATATTCGTAATCTTCATAACGTTGTCTTTGCTTCACCAAGCAAGTCTCGCATTAGAAACTTGCAATCAATCGGCCGAGGTCTACGTAAAGGTGACAACAAAGATTCTGCCACACTATTCGACATTGCAGACGATTTCAGAATAGGCAAATTTACCAATTACACCTTGAAACATTTTGTTGAACGTGTTAAAATATATGACGAAGAAAAATTCGAATATAAATTTTACAATATAGAACTGAAAAATGGATAATATAATAAAACTAATACGTTTACAATCAGGCGAAGACATTATCGCATCTATTCATCCTGAAGAAGATGGTGAATCAGTTACATTAGGTAATCCAATGACTGTCATCTTTAAACGACTACCGACAGGTAGAGCAGTAATGATGATGGCACCTTGGTTACCGATTGAATTGATTGAGATAAATTCTGCAACGTTATATATCGCAGACATTTTAACTACCATTGAACCTAAAGCATCTATGATTCAGTACTATGCAAATGCCGTAGATGAAGCACATGATATTATGAATGATGCAGATGAGGTTGACGAAGCTTTATCTTCAGGTAGAAATGATGCAAATGATTCCGATTTTATGGAACAAATGAACGATTCGCAAGAAGAAGAACCAGACGATGAAGAATTTGACCAAGAACGATTGAATGAAATGCTAAAAGGCACTAGTTCTAAGAAGAAGCTGTTACATTAATCTTAAACAGCAACACCGAGATAGTAACACGTGTCAAGCGTTAAGTGAGGCAAAGGTGTAGAAACACTTGACATATGTGCCAATGTAGTATATAATCACTACATGTTAAACTTATTATGGAGATATAATGCATGACAGATACAGTTAAAATTACCGAGGAAATGACCGAAAGGTTAGAACCTCCCAAAAAGGCACCACGACATTACGTCAATAATGCCGACTTTCTTACCGCTCTTGTAGATTACAAAGACAGATGCCGTAAAGCAGATGTTGAAGGTAAAGAACATCCACAGATTCCAAACTATGTGGGTGAATGTTTTTTAAAAATTGCGGAACATTTATCTCGCAAACCAAACTTTATTTCATATTCCTTCCGTGAAGAAATGATATCTGATGGTATCGAAAATTGTATCATGTACTTTAGGAATTTCGATGAAACGAAGTCTAAAAATCCATTTGCATACTTTACACAAATTATCTACTATGCTTTCCTCCGTAGAATTATGAAGGAGAAGAAACAACTGTATGTGAAATATAAAGCAACACAACAGTTTGGTATTCTCAATGAGGGTGAGTCATACGAAGATGCCGAAGGTAACATGCAACAGTTTGTATTGTATGATAATATCTCCGAATTTATACAAACATTTGAAGATAACAAGAAGAAAAAGAAAACAAAAACAAAAGGTGTAGATAAGTTTATCGACTCTGGAGAAGTAACTGAAGAACTGCCTGAAATACCTGAAGATATTTTAACCTTAGATGAAATTAATGAGGATGAAAAATGAAAGTAGGATTTACCTGTTCATGTTTTGATTTGTTTCATGCTGGGCACGTTATGATGCTCAAAGAGGCAAGGGAACAATGTGATTACCTAATTGTAGGTTTACAAACTGACCCAACGATTGATAGACCTGAGAAAAACAGACCTATACAATCCGTGTTCGAAAGATTCGTACAGTTAGATGCCTGCAAATACGTAGATGAGGTAGTTGTTTATGCTACGGAAAAAGAGTTGATAGACCTCTTGCTTTCTTATCCTATTAATGTTAGAATACTAGGAGATGAATATCAAGGCAAACCTTTTACAGGTAATGATATTGATATGGAGTTTTATTTTAATACCCGCCGACATAGTTTCTCAACAACAGAATTGAGGCAACGTGTCGTTGATGCTGAAACGAAAAAACGTAAATGAAGATTGTTATTTTAGGTGATACACATTTTGGAATGCGTGGTGATTCATTAGAGTTTCATCAACACTATAAGAAGTTCTATAATGATGTGTTCTTTCCATACTTGTTAGAGAATAATATCAAGATTGTTTACCAACTTGGTGACTTGTTTGACCGCAGAAAGTTTATTAACTTCAACTCTCTGTATCTTGCTCGTCAATACTTCTTTAACAAGTTGAAAGAACACAATATTGAATTTCATACCTTGCTAGGCAACCATGACGTTACCTACAAGAATACACTTGAAGTCAATTCTTCCCAATTGGTTTTAAATGAATATGAAAACATTACCATCTATGATGCACCAGCGAAGGTAACAATCGATGGTGTAGATATTGATATTGTACCTTGGATATGTGCAGACAATGAGTTACAGATTGCCGAGTTTATGAAGAACTCTACCTCAGAAATTTGTTTCGGACACTTTGAAATTGCAGGGTTTGAAATGGATAGAGGCAATGTTTGTCACGAAGGTATTGACAAATCGATGTTAAAGAGATATGATGTTGTATTGAGCGGACACTTTCATCACAAATCTACCGATGGGCAGATTACATATGTTGGTACACCGGGTGAAATGACATGGGCAGATTACAATGATGCACGTGGCTTCCATACCTTTGATACTGAGACACGTGAGTTGGTGTTCATTGAGAACCCATACAAGATGTTTTATAAACTGACATATGATGATAGTACACAAGACTATGAATATTGGAAGGCATATAATTTTGAACAATACAAGAGTGCATATGTAAAAGTGGTTGTGTTGAATAAACAGAACCCATACCTATTTGATAATGTGATTGACAACTTATATAAGGCAATGCCTTCTGACATTTCAATCGTTGAAGACTTCACAGAAGTTATTACCGAAGAAGATGCAGAGTTGATTGACCAAGCAGAAGATACAATGACAATTCTAGGTAAGTACATTGATGGTTTACAAATAAGTGTAGAACCGGATAAACTCAAAACTGTAATGCGTGAGTTATATGTTGAAGCATTGAATACTGAAACTGAATGATAATTTTTAGAAAATTAAGATGGAAGAATTTTCTTTCAACCGGTAATTACTATACAGAATTACAATTAGACCAAGAAGCAAATACACTAGTAGTTGGTTCAAACGGGTCAGGTAAGAGCACTATGCTAGATGCATTGTGCTTTTCTTTGTTTGGCAAACCATTTCGTGATATCAACAAACCACAATTGATTAACTCTATCAATGGTAAAGATTGTATTGTTGAAGTTGAGTTTGATGTAGGCAACAAATCATATAAGATTGTTCGTGCAATTAAACCTAACAGATTTGAAATCTATGTGAATGGTGAACTACTGAACCAAGATGCCGCAGTACGTGACTACCAAGAACACCTTGAGAAGTTTATTCTTAAACTGAATTACAAATCATTTACTCAAATTGTTATCTTGGGTAGCGCTTCGTTTGTGCCGTTCATGCAATTGAAACCTGGTGACCGCAGAGAAATCATTGAAGACTTACTTGACATTCAAATCTTTAGTGCCATGAATACGGTACTCAAAGACAAGATGACAAACAACAAGGACTTAATGATTTCTAAGAAGTATGACATTGACTTGAATGAACAGAAACTTGAAATGCATAAATTGCATATCAACGAGCAGAAACAAAACAATGATGTGAAAGTAAAACAATATGATGATGAGATACAAAGTAATCAGAGTGTGGTACAAACCATACATGAAGAAATTGGCCGACTTACACAAACTGTATCGGAACTCTCCGAACAAGTCATTAGCAAGAGTGAAATTGAGACTAAGGTCAAGACGTTTAATAAACTTGAATCTCAAATTGAAAGCAACTTATCCAAATTTCGAAAAGATATACGTTTCTTTGACACAAATGATAGTTGTCCAACGTGTAGGCAGGCCATTGCCTTGGAGTTTAAGGAGACGGAGCTTACCGGTCTCACCAACAAGGTCGAGAAATGTGAACATGGTCTCAGCGAGCTTGAACAAAAACTAATTGTTGAACAAGATAAACTGAATGTTATTGCAGATATTCAGAGACAGATTCAAATAAATCAAGTTGAGATTGCAACAAAGAATACCACTATTACCGAAACGAATAAGTATATTTCTAAGTTGCAAAAAGAAATCAAGACACTAACTGAGAAGAAAGAAAGTTCAGTTACAGAAGAATCACAGTTAACAATTCTAAATGATACGTTGACAACAATGAAGGCTGACTTGAAGGCATTGATTGATGAGAAGACTTATTATGAAGTTGCCTCAAACTTGTTAAAAGATACAGGTATCAAAACGAAGATTATTCGTCAGTACTTGCCTATCATTAATAAGTTGGTGAACAAACACTTGGCAACATTGGACTTCTTTGTTAACTTTAACCTTGATGAAAGTTTCAAAGAAACAATTAAGTCCCGTCACCGTGATGAATTCAGTTACGCATCATTTAGTGAAGGTGAGAAACAACGTATTGACATGGCACTTATGTTGACATGGCGTGCAGTTGCAAAATTAAAGAACTCAGCAAATACAAACTTGTTGATTTTGGATGAAGTGTTTGATAGTAGTCTCGACACCAATGGTACAGAATACTTGATGAACATTTTACAGATGTTAGAGAATGTGAATCTTTTTGTTATCTCTCATAAGGGTGATATACTACAAGATAAATTTAGAAGTGTGATTCGTTTTGATAAAGTTAAGAATTTTTCGAGGATTGTAAAATGAGTGAAGTGTTAACGTTTAATACCGAAAGTGGTATTGTACAAGAGGAAGAGATTCTACCTCTTCAAGTACTAGATGAGAATTTTCCTGGCCTACGTTCTAGTTTGCCAGAAATTGATGTGACTGCATTACCTAATAATGTAACTACTAATTTGGTCAAGCGATTGAAAATGACCATGAAGTTGTATAATGGATTAGGTCTTTCGGCAAGTCAATGCGGCATTATGCAAAGAGTTTTTGTTATCGGTACAGACCAGTTTCAAATTGCCTGTATCAATCCTAAAATTGTTTCAAGTAAGGCAGAAGTTGCAAAAGACAAAGAAGGTTGCCTCTCTTTTCCAGGTTTATCGCTTATAATAGAAAGACCAAAAAGTATTGATGTTGAGTTCTATACCGAAAACGGTGAACTCAAACAGATGACACTTGATGGATTGACTGCAAGATGTTTTCAACATGAACTAGACCACCTGAATGGTATTCGGATGACTGAGCATGTTAAACCACTTGCATTACAGATGGCTCGAAAAAGACAAAGCAAATTGATTAAACAATACGTGAAAAGATTAAAATAATGGCATTCTCATTTGACCCAAAAGATGACGTAGAAACTCAATGGCTGAAATGGCAAGAAACAAATCCTGCCGATTCATTCATTGATGTTGACGAAGGTAAACTTAAAGAACAGGTTATCTCCGACTTGTCGTATGTCTCTCAGATGGATGTCAAAGAATATACCTTATATCAAAAGTGGTGTGAGATTCATCAGAAGTATCCAACATTTACCAACAACACATTGTTTGGTGAAGAGGTACAACTTTTAGACCCATCACAACAAAAGTTCATTGATGAAATCAAGTCGAACATTTGGATTCCTACCGCACCAGAAGACTATGTAAATTTGAAACCAATTCTTGTATACACGGATGATTCTGGTTCGATTATGTCAACAGGAATCGATGGCTCAGAAGTTAAGATTGATACGAAACGTAGTAACTTACCGGAAGTATGGAACACGATTCGTAATTTCATTTCTACAATGAAGAACAACAGCAACATTGGGCGCAACTTAAACTTCCTTGCAATGGATGAGATTACTGGCAAATATATTGGTGTTGTCTGTATAAGTTCCGATTTCCTTGATTTAACTCCACGTGACAACACTATCGGTTGGAAACGTGAATTGAAAACACAAGGCGGCATGATTAATCATACTGCGATTGGTTCCACAATTGTTCCATTCCAACCACTTGGTTATAACTATGTTGGTGGCAAACTGCTTGCCCTCTTATGTCTATCAGACGAGGTTCAACGTTTGTGGAAGAAACAATACGGTGATACATTAGTTGGTGTTACAACAACATCACTCTATGGTAAAACTAAGGCAGGTGGACTATCACAGTATGATAACTTAGACCATTGGTTGCCAATGGGTTTTTCAAGTGGTTCTGTATCATTTGAACCTGAACGTGAGACACGTTATCTTATTCGTGAGTGGTTGAAAAAGAATCACACACGTAGATACTTTGAATGGTATATTGCAAAGAAAGCATCAGGTCAACCACATAAGCGTGACCATAAGAATCGTTCATTGAATTTCACTTATTCTAAGTTGAATATTCCTAAAGAAATCATTCGTGCTGAACATCACCGTGGTATTTACTTTAGTCCACTTTACAATAATACCTATGAGTTCTTACGTGGTGAAATTAAAGAAGACCAATTGGTGAAATCTTTCGACACATCATATGATGCCCTCGTTTCAATTTGGAAAAACAAGTTGGTAAAAGGACGCATTAAACAATTGGTGAAGAAAGGTAATGTTTCATATGAAACACTTTTCTATGATGATTTGATTTACCTGTCATGGGAAGAAACTAAGGCAAAGTATCTGTCACAAGTCGGCAGATGATGAAAATAGTGGTTGCTTTTCATATTAGAAAGCCTATATAATTATATCAATGCGGTTGTTGTAGAACAGTTCAGGTGTCCAACTTGAACGGTATGTGCGAATCATACAAACCGCTCCAAATTCACAAGTTAAGAGACTGTTGCGTAAAAACAACAGTCTTTTTTTTCGCTTGCCTTACCCATTACCTTGTGTTATACTGGTCTTTTGAGTTGAGGACTATAACATGATTGATAACGATTATTCCCATACCCTCTTGGAGCAAGAGGAACAACGGTTCCATTTTAGTACTTTTGATGTACAAGATGCATTCTTGACCTTTTCGGTCAAGAATATACTTGATGAGGTGCGTAAAAATCCTGTTATAAATCAACAGCTTACAGATTACCTAAAAACGCTTGACATTGCTGAGGAAGTGTGTTAGGATAGAGGTATAGAAAATAAAAAAGGCAATTATGACTACATTTTCAGTAGAATCTAAGTCTCAGCTGGCCAAGTTGTTGGCCACAGAAAACTTGAGCATTCAACACCAAAAAATTTCAACAGCACGGTTTGACCCTAAGAACCGTGTTTTATATTGTCCTATTTGGCAAGATATGTCTGGTGACATGTATGATTTGCTAATGGGTCATGAGGTTGGTCATGCACTTGAAACACCTGCTGAAGGCTGGCATGATGCTGTTACAGTTGGTAATAAAGGCAAAAACTATAAACACTTTTTGAATGTGGTTGAAGATGCCCGTATCGAAAAGAAAATCAAACGCCGTTATCCAGGTCTCCGTGCTTCGTTTGTACGTGGTTATAAAAACCTGCTTGACCGTGATTTTTTTGGCATTATTAATAAAGATGTTAATCAATTGCCTTTCGTTGACCGATTGAATCTTTATACAAAAGGTGGTACTCAATTGGGTATCGAATTCAATCAAGAGGAAACTACATTACTTAACCGTGTTGAAAATTGTGAAACATGGCAAGATGTGCTTGATGTTACCGGTGCAGTATTCGATTATTCAAAAGATGAACAGTTTAATATTCAACAAGAAAGTTTTGCATCATACAAATTCGATTACAATGATAGTGAGTTTGATGATGAATTCGAAAATGATGATTATGATTATGATTCTCAGGAATCTAATACCGAAGAGGATGAAAATTCTGATAATGAAGAAGGCAATGGTGATGACGGTGATGCCCAATCTGTAGATGAGGAACATGATGCTACTCAACAAAAATCTAAAAAATCTGATGGTGAAGCTGATGAATCTAAAGAAAATATTGATTCGGACAAAAGTTCACAATTGAATCGTTATAAAGATTCTTCTGAATCTAAACGTGACCAGTTTGAACCAACTTGTTCTACTGATGAATCATTTCGTGAAAATGAAACTGCTTTACTTGATGCTCAATGTAAAGAATATGTTTATGTTGATATGCCTAAACCTATTCTCAAAAACATTTTGACACCATATAAGCGTGTACATCAATTGCTCGAAGACCATTATAAAATGTATGATAGAGTTGATGCTAACAAATTATATAATGAATTCAAACAAAAGAATGACCGTTATGTTGGTTTATTGGCAAAAGAATTTGAAATGAAAAAGGCCGCACGTGCCTATTCTAAAACTAAAACTGCCAATACTGGTGATATTGATATTTCTCGCTTGTACAAATATCAAGTTGATGATAATATCTTTCGTAAAATGCAACGTACACCAAAAGGTAAATCACATGGTTTAGTTCTTTTACTTGACCGTTCTGGTTCTATGTCTGATAATATGGCAGGTTCGTTGGAACAGATTATGGTCTTGGCATTGTTTTGTCGCAAAGTGAATATTCCTTTTGTTGTATATGGTTTTGGTGATTGTGATGAATCTCGCCGTTTGGATTTCCCAAATGTAAAACAAGAGAAAACATTCGAAGAAAAAGTTGGTTCGCTTGCAATTAGTAATGTTTATTTACGTGAATACATTAATTCACGCATGGGCAATGCAGAGTTTACTCGCTGTATGAAAAACTTGTCTGTATTAAAACATTCATATGAGAATCGTTATGCACATTACTTGCGTCCTCAATCTGAACATCTTTCCAATACACCTTTGATACAAGCCATGATTGCATTGCGTCCACTTGTAAATGATTTCCGCAAAATGAATAATCTTGATTTGGTTAACCTTGTTGTTGTGAATGATGGTGATGCCGATAATTGCAATAGTAAAATAGATATTTACCGTTACCCTAATGGCACAGAAACACTTGCAAGGCGAGGTTTCGATAATCGAACACAAAATGTAATTTTGCGTGATGATGTAAGCAAATTGACAATTACATTACGTTCAGAAGCACCAAATGGTCACTATGATGATGCTGTACGTGCAGGTATTTTTGATTGGTTCCGTGCTGTAACTGGTGCAAAGATTTTTGGTTTCTTTATTGCTGGCCAAAATCGTTCTTTGCGTCAATCGCTTTGTGCTAAGTATGTTTATTCTGACGGTACTACCGTGTATGACAAACTAGGTATTCCACGTAATGCACGCCGCTGGAATTTTAATCCACAAGGACATGATATCACTAAAGACCTTGCTAAGACTTTGGTGAAAAATAAATTTGTACAATCATATAATAATGGTTACAATTCTTTCTTTATTATTCCTGGTGGTGCTGAACTTGCCGTTCAAAATGATGAGTTGCAAGTTGAAGGTAAAGTTACCGCAAGCAAGTTGAAGACGGCATTTTTGAAAATGTCTAAGGCAAAACAAGTGAACCGAGTACTGGTTTCTAAGTTTATTGAAGGCATTGCTGCCTAAGTTGTTGTTTTGTAACGGTATTTCTGTTGTTTTCCTGCAACAGACTGGTTGCCAAGAGACCAGAATACCGTTATAATAGATGTATCTAGTGAGAAATGGAGTTTATTATGCGTATTAAAGTTGAAGCACGTGAGAAATTTATCAAGTTGGCAACCGCTACTGGTAAAGATGTACTTACAATCCAAGAAATTCGTGACCTTTGCGATATCAATGATATTAAATTGCCGCAATGGTATGTTAAAGATATGTCCTACCGAGCAGGTCGTGGAATGTATAAGGTGCCGGCTTCTGCTGGTGTTGTGAGTGAACCTGCTGAGACCATCGCTATGGCTCCTGCTCAAGTTATTAAAATGAAAACTGATTACGAAAAAAATATGTCAGGTAACCGTATTTCAAACGTTACTACTGATTTGGAAACCGAGAATCTGATTCCAAAAGTTTATAAAAACTATGTGCCTTTTGGCAATTATGATGATGTACTTTCGATTGTTGCAAGCAAACAATTCTTCCCAATTCTAATTACTGGTCAATCTGGCAATGGTAAAACAATGTCTGTAGAACAGGCATGTGCAAAACTTGGTCGCAAATTTATTTGTGTATCAATGACACCTGAAACCGATGAAAGTGATTTACTCGGTAACTTTGTGTTGATTAATGGTCAAATGGAATGGCGTGATGGTCCAGTTACCGTTGCTGCTCGACAAGGTGCTGTTTTGTGTATTGATGAAATCGATTATGGTGCTCAGAATCTTTCCGCATTGCAACGTGTGCTTGAAGGCAAACCATTTTTGTTGAAAAAGAAAAATGAATTGATTACACCTGCCGAAGGTTTTACAATTGTTGCTACTGCTAATACCAAAGGTAAAGGTAGTGAAGATGGTCGTTATATGTTTACTAACGTATTGAACGAAGCTTTCTTGGAACGTTTTCTCAATACTATGGAACAGGACTTCCCACCTGTTAAGATTGAACAAAAAATTATCAAAAAGGAAATGGCCTCTGCTGGTCGTCCTGATGATGAATTTGCCGAGAAACTTGTTACTTGGGCAGACGTTATTCGTAAAACTTTTGCCGAAGGTGGTGCTGATGAAATTATCTCCACTCGCCGCCTTGTGCATATTGTGAAAACTTATGGTGTGTTCGGTAACAAAATGAAAGCAATTCAATTGTGTTTGAATCGTTTCGATGATGATACCAAACTTTCTTTCCTTGACCTGTACACCAAAGTTGATGCAGGTGCGAATACTCAAACAATCATGGCAAGTACCGAACCTGTCGTGACTGTTGATGATGCCGCAAGTGAAGAAGTACCGTTTTAATATTATAGTACCCACGGCAACGTTGGGTACTTTTTCGTCTTTTGCCTAAAAAACACTTGACTATCTGAATTTAGTATGTTATACTTAATGCATATTTGAGAGACAGGTCACCTCTCGAATGCTTCTTTGACTGTGACCGTTTTTATTATGGAGACATTATGTCCGCAAAATCTAAAGTTCTTTCTTACCTTTCTAAAGGTTCTTCTTACAACACATTGACTGCTGCAAAGATGCAATCAGTTTTTGGTGTTGCGAATCCATCAGCAACCATCAATGAGTTGCGTAACGAAGGTAATGCAATTTACTTGAACACCCGCATTAATACTCATGGTGAGAAAGTTTCTTTCTACCGTTTGGGTACACCAACTAAGCGCCAAGTCGCTGCTGGTTTGCAAGCACTCCGTGCTCAAGGTGTATCAACATTCGCCTAATTCTCTAGGCGTTTTCTCAGAGGGAATCGATATATATTAGTATCGATTCTCTTTTTTTATTTTATGGATATACTATGGAAATTCAAGTTAAAGTTGACGACCTAAAGAAACATAAGTTATTCGTTGCTACCCCGATGTATGGTGGCATGAATCACGGACTGTACATGAAGTCGTGTCTAGACCTACAGGGTCTAATGAACAAGTATGGTGTTGAAACCAAATTCTCATTCTTGTTCAACGAATCTCTTATAACAAGAGCACGAAACTATCTCGTAGATGAGTTTCTCCGCACAGACTACACACACATGCTGTTCATTGACAGCGACATTCATTTCAACCCGCAAGATGTTATTGCTATGTTGGCACTTGACAAAGACCTTATTGGTGGTCCTTATCCCAAGAAATCTATTAACTGGGGCAACGTAGCAGATGCTGCACGAAAGCATCCAACTATGGAACCACGGGAATTGGAAAACTTGGTTGGTGAGTACGTATTCAATGTTGTTAAGGGTACACAATCATTTCAAGTTGCTGAACCACTTGAAGTGATGGAGATTGGTACTGGTTACATGATGATTAAACGTCATGTATTTGGTAAACTTGAAAAAGAATTTCCTCAATTGCGTTACAAACCAGACCATGTTGGTCAGGCAAACTTTGATGGTTCACGTTACATTCATGCATTCTTTGATACAATCATTGATACTGCTGATAGTGCAACTGGTGGTGGTTCAGACCGTTACCTAAGTGAAGATTATATGTTCTGTCAACTATGGCGTAAAATTGGTGGTAGTATCTACTTGTGTCCATGGATGAAAACACAACACATTGGTACATATGCCTTTACTGGTAATATGCCTGCTGTGGCACAATACACAGGAAAACTCTGATGCCAAAGTTTGATGAAACCCTAAATGAAAACATTCAACTTGGGCATGTCCGGGCTTCTCAAACTGCCACAACCGGCGGCCGCAAATTTGATGGTGGCAAACTAGAATATGGTTTGTTACCACCAGCGGCACTAAAGGCAACTGTGGAAATTCTTACCTTTGGTGCTCAGAAGTATGAACGTGACAATTGGAAAAATGTACCTGATTCTAAACGCAGGTATTTTGATGCAATGCAACGTCACCTGTGGGCATGGAAAGAGGGTGAAATCAATGACCTTGAAACTGGCAAACATCACTTAGCACATGCTATGTGTTGCCTCATGTTTCTATATGAACATGATACAATCTATTCACGTGACGAATAACCTTATTGGAGTATATTATGAAATTATCGACTGACACTATTAACGTATTAAAAAACTTTGCTACTATTAATCAAGGCATCTTGTTTAAGCAAGGCAAAACAATTAAAACTGTTTCTTCACACAAGAACATTCTTGCAGAGGCAACAATCAACGAAGAAATTCCTACAGAGTTTGGTGTTTATGACCTGAACAATTTCTTGTCTGTTGTTTCAATGCACAAAGACGAACCATCTTTTGAGTTCGTACAGAATGACGTTGTTATCTGTGGTAACAAAGGACGTTCAAAGATTAAATATCGATTCTGTGACCCTAAAAGCATCGTAACACCACCCGAAAAGGCACTTCAAATGCCTGACCCTGAGATTGCATTTGAGCTCTCACAAGAAGACTTAGATTGGGTATTACGGGTTGCTTCTGTTCTCTCTTCACCACAAATCGCTCTTGATTCTGATGGTTCTAAAATTAGTTTGATGGCAATGAATTTGCAAGATGACTCAGCACACACCGATACGCTTCAAATTGCTGATGGTAATGGTGACAAGTATCGTATGGTATTCAAGACTGAAAACTTGAAAATGATTTCTGGTTCATATGATGTGAAGGTTTCTTCAAAAGGTATCTCACACTTTAAGAACAAGAACAAAGACCTGCAATACTGGATTACTACAGAAGCTGGTTCTACCTTCACCAAAGGTTAATCGTAAAAAACTTTACGTCAAAGATGCCATTTGATGTAAAGTGTGATACAATATTATTTTATTATGAGGTGTGTGAATGTCGGAACAATTATTGTGGACAGAGAAGTATCGTCCAAAAACAATCAATGAATGTATTCTTCCTGAACGTTTGAAGAAACCGTTTCAAGAATACGTCAACTCAAAAGAAATCCCCAATCTCTTGCTTGCTGGTGGCGCAGGTGTCGGTAAGACAACTGTTGCTAAGGCAATGTGTGAAGAGATTGGTTGCGATTACATGGTCATTAATGGTTCTGATGACAATGGTGTTGATACTGTTCGTTATAAGATTAAGAACTATGCATCAAGTATGTCTCTTGCAGGTGGTCGTAAGGTCATTATTGTTGATGAGGCAGACTATCTATCGCCTAACGCACAGGCAGCTTTCCGTAATGTGATTGAAGAATTCGCAGGTAACTGTTCATTTATCTTTACATGTAACTTTAAGAATAAGATTATTGAACCGTTGCACAGTCGGTGTGCGGTCGTGGACTTCATTCTGAAGAACAATGAGAAGGCACAGATGGCTGGCCAATTCTTCAAGCGAATTCAAGGTGTTTTGCAAAGTGAAGAAATCAAGTATGATGACAAGGTTATTGCAGAACTGGTGAAGAAACACTTTCCAGACTTTCGCCGTGTTATCAATGAACTGCAACGCTACTCAAAGTTTGGCGAAATCAATACTGGTATTCTTTCACAGATTATTGAAGTTGGCCTATCTGATGTTATTCGACACCTGAAAGAAAAGGACTTTGGTTCTATTCGCAAATGGGTTGCATCAAATGATATCGATGCGGCATCTTTGTACCGTAAGTTGTATGATAATCTCTATGACGTTCTGAAACCACAATCTATTCCTCAAGCAGTTATTATTCTTGCTGACTATCAGTACAAACATGCATTTGTTGCCGATGCAGAAATAAATACTGTTGCATGTCTAACTGAATTGATGGTAGAATGTGAGTTTCAATGATTATTGACCTTTTCAAACCGACTGTAGATTGGATTAAAGATGATTGGAATAGTAACCCTTTCCGTTTTATCATTGAGCTTATTGCTTGGGCTATTAGTATTGGTTGCTCCATTACTATGGCGAGTACCGTACCAAATCCTCCCTTACTGGTATTGTATCCTATTTGGATTGCCGGTTGCGGGCTGTATGCTTGGGCTGCTTATACTAGGAAATCTTTTGGGATGTTGGCTAACTACCTCCTGTTAACAACTATTGACACCATCGGTCTAATTCGAATGTTATGACCGAAAAAGAAATCTTCATATGTAATCTCTTCAAGGCATCAGGTGGCCACGGTTTAACCGAACTTCAATTGCATAAACAATTGTACTCTTCTAACGATATTAATATGTTAGTGTATACAATTAAAAAAGCATTTGAATTAAATGGTAATTCATGGTTGTCTGTTACCGAATCGTATGATGAAGATATTATTGGTTCATGGTCATCATGGCACCAAATTGATGAGAAGTATTCACCTGAGTGGGGTTTTAAGAAGACACAACCTGGATGTTATATCTATGGTTTGTTTGAAACATCACCAACCGGTCAAGCCAATCATTTGATGGATGAAGTATTCTATATTGGTGAAAGTAGAGCAGTAACACGTAATTGTATGTTGGGACGTAGAGGTGATTTTGTCAGTACTGTACGAAATAATCCTCATTGTCCATATGGATGTGGAACATCTTTTCTAAACATCTTTGGAAAAGAGAACATAGATAAAGTATATCAAGCTTATCTGCCAACACCAGCACATCAATGCAAAAAGAAAGAAGCTGATTTATTGGTTGATTATTACAGGAAATATGGTAAAATACCTGTATGTAATTATCACACCGATTTGAATAGAATTGCCAAGTTGTCATCAAATTTAGAGAATTTTATATTATGAGTCCATTTGATTTTGTAAACCAAATCCTACAAAGTAAGCAACAACTAATTGTAGATGAACAGACCGAAGGTGAATATGCACCTTTCTTGGTCAACCGTAGTCTTTCCTACCATAAAGATACTATTCTTTATGCAAATGAGATGAATCGGAGACACCACTTAGATAAAAAACTACAGAATGATTTTTTACTAAATACCGTAAGGTCTAGGAAAAGGCCTTTCGTTAAGTGGGTTAAATCTGATAAAAGTGAAGACATATCATGTATCAAACAAGTCTATGGTTTTTCAGACACCAAAGCCCGTGAAGCACTACGCCTCCTTAATGATGAACAAATCCAACAATTAAAAAAACAAACCGATATCGGTGGATTAAGGAAATGACATGTTTGACCTATCAAATTTCGTTGAGGTTGTACTCAACGAACAAGATGATTTCTTGAAGGTTCGTGAAACGTTAACACGAATCGGAGTGTCTTCACGCAAAGAAAAAGTGCTTTATCAATCTTGCCACATTCTACATAAACAAGGCAAGTACTACGTAGTACACTTTAAAGAATTATTTGCATTGGATGGTAAACCATCTAATATTTCAGAAAACGATATTCATAGACGTAACGCTATTGCTAAGTTACTAGAAGAATGGGGTCTAATTCGTATAATTAACCCTGAGATTATAGTAGATAAGATTGCACCTTTGCATCAAATTAAAATTATATCTTTCAAAGAAAAAGATGAATGGGAATTGATTGCGAAGTACCAAATTGGCACCAAGAAAAAAGAATTTTGAAATGAGTAGTTATGAGAGTATTCAAATTGAAGAACCGTTTTACGGGAGATATTGTTCTCTGTAATGATATGAATAACATTACTGAATCTAATGGTATGAAATTCGTTCGAGTGTATAAACAGGAAAATCCTAACAGAACCTTCTTAGTTAACCTCGAAGCATTTACAATTTTGGATAAATAATTCATCTCGGGATGGGATCGAGGTGGAGGCAACCTCGCTAAAAACCTTCACGAACACCTACCTTAGGTTCCGTTGGCCGCTACGGCATAAGGCGTCCGTGTAATTACACCCTTGACACGAAAGTTCAAGCCAGTATAAGGTAAGCTGGGCTGATGCGCCTAATGGGCATCTATTTCGATAACTCGCTTAATAAGGAGACTTTAATGACGTTAATTCGTTCACCTTTTGGAACTTTGCTTCCATCTACAGTTGGTTTTGACCGTGTGTTCAATGTATTTGATAACATGGTTACAGAAAAATCAACATACCCTCACCACAATATTGTAAAAAAAGAAGACAACAAGTATATTGTTGAACTCGCTGTTTCTGGTTTCACCGATGCCGATATTGATATCGAAATTGTTGACAGCACTTTACATATTCGTGGTGCCAAAGAAGATAATGTAGAAGTAACATATCTACATCGTGGCATTGCTACTCGGTCTTTTCACAAAACTGTTCGCCTAGCCGAAACTGTTGAAGTGACTGGTGCTGACCTTGAAAATGGTATTCTCAAAGTCTATCTTGAAAACAAGGTAGAAGAAAAGAAATCTGTCAAGGTACCTATCGGTAAAATTGCCGGTAAAAAACAGTTACTCGTAGAGTAATACTTCCGTACTAGTGTGGATGTTTGCCGCATCCACACTTTTTTTATGTTATAATGGACTCATTATGAAAATCGCAATCTGTTCTGACATCCATTTAGAGTTTCGTACCATCGTGTTAGAAAACACAGAAGGTGCGGATGTGCTCGTTCTCTCAGGTGATATCTGTGTTGAGCGTGATTTACAAATGTACGACCGTAGACAAGTTGAGTTAGGTTTCTCAAGCAAGAAAAGTGATTCATACCATGAGTTCTTTCAAACTTGTGGAGAAAACTTTCCTCATGTAATCTACATTGCAGGTAATCACGAACACTATCATGGTGACTATCGTTTCACTATTAATGAGTTGAAACGTAAACTGTCATATATCAAAAACTTGTATGTACTTGACCGTGAAATCAAAGTAATCGATGATGTAACATTCATTGGTGGTACTTTGTGGACTGATATGAACAAAGAAGACCCATTGACATTGCTTCATATGAAGTCAATGATGAATGATTTCGTTTGTGTTGCAAACAGTAATCGTCAAGTGAACTACAAGGTCTTTATGCCTGTAGATAAACCTGTTGGTGTGACTGATGAAGAATGGTTGAAAGAACCTACTGAAACACGGAACAAACCTGTGTTTAAGACACGTGATGCAAAGTTTGCGCCAGAAGATGCAGTTGAAGACCATAAGAACATGTTGCAATACATTCAAGTGGTAACTGATATGATGGGTAAAAACGATAACAAATATGTTGTTGTTGGACACCATGCACCAAGTCGGCAGTCAACTCATCCACGTTACAAACAAGATGTAATTATGAATGGTGGTTACTCAAGTGACTTGAATCAATTCATTGAAGACCGTCCTTGTATCAAATTGTGGACTCATGGACATACACATGAACCATTTGACTATATGATTGGTGAAACACGAATCGTATGTAACCCACGTGGTTATAAGGGGCACGAACAACGTGCTGAAGATTTCGAATTAAAATATGTAGAGGTTTAAATGAATACATATACACCCGACCGTTGGGTTGTTTTAGAATTCGACTACAATGGTGATGACATTCGCAAGGTATTTGCAGGATGGTACGGTGGTTATGCCGGTTCTGATTCTTGGAAACTATCAAGTGGCATCACAGAGACTAAAGAGTTTGAAGATAGATATGAGTTCCTTAACGAAAGTGGTTCACTCTATATCTGTTATAAAACTGGATATGGAATGGGTGGATATCAATCAGCAATTTATTATCAATGGCAAACTGAAGTTGCCAAGAGTGATAAAGTAACAATGAAATTAATAGAGGATTATGATGTATAAAACAAGTGCAAACTTTAGAATTGAAAAACAAGTAAAACGTACAATGGCAACTATAGTTGACCCTATTGCTCGTAATGCATATAAGAATAGTATGATTCAAGCACAGATGTTTGAATTAAACAGTCGCCCAAAAGGCAAAGGTAAAAAGTCTGAAGCATGAAAACCAAGTACATTCAATCGTACATGGCAACTGCTGAAATCTTTGCTGAGCATTCTTCAGCAAAGAGACTTCACGTTGGTGCAGTCATTGTAAAAGATGACCGTATCATTTCTATTGGTTACAATGGAATGCCAAGTGGTTGGGATAATACTTGTGAAGATAGAGACTATATGAGTTCTGATGCTGGCGGCTGGCTTAATCCAGATGAGATTGAGGAACGCTGGCCATTTGAAGATGAATCGGTGAAAAGTGGATATCGCAGATATGCATTGAAAACAAAACCTGAAGTACTTCATGCAGAAACTAATGCAATTGCTAAACTTGCAAAATCTACTGAGAGTGGTGATGGTGCTACTATGTTCATCACTCATGCTCCTTGTGTTGATTGTGCCAAGTTGGTTTATCAGAGTGGTATTAATTCTGTCTACTACCGCAACAGTTATCGTGATGAAAATGGAATTGAATTCTTGAGAAAAGCAGGAGTAAAAGTTGAACAATTATAAATCATACACATCGAATGTATTAGAAATTTGTGATAACGGTGATGCAATCATTGAATTGCCACCTGAATTATGTAAAGAAATGGGTTGGGAAACAGGCACAGTTTTAAACATCGAAGAAAAAGATGGTGCTATTTACCTCAACGAAGTAAAACCTATGGAGAAAAATATGAGTTTAACAATTAAGAATCTTGAGGCCGCTTTTGCAGGTGAGTCTCAAGCACATACAAAATATCGATACTTTGCCAAATTGGCACGTGCAGAAGGTTTCGAAGATGTTGCAAAACACTTTGAACATACTGCTGACCAAGAGTTACTTCATGCATGGGGGCACCTTGAATTATTGATTGGTAAACCTGATACCAAAAAATGTCTTGAAATGGCAATCGCAGGTGAGACAGAAGAATATACAAATATGTACCCTACAATGAAAGCAGAAGCAATCGTTGAAGGTAACCAAGAAGCAGAACGTGAAGCAGCACATCAAATTGCTGAATCAGAATACCATGCACAAGAATTTAGAAAAGTTCTTGCCCAAGCAGAGAAACGTTTTGCTGCGTTAGCTAAAGTTGAGAAACGTCATGCAAGTGCTTATCAAAAAATGTTACAGGAGATTCAATAATGGAACACGTATGCATAGTTTGTGGTCATGTACACGATGAAACAACAGAAGGTAAATGGGAAGATTTACCGAATACATTTGAATGTCCAGAATGTGGCGTAGGTAAAGAAGACTACGTTGCAATGGACTGATATATACAATATAGCGGATTAGTGAAACGGTATCACAAAGGACTCATAATCCTTAATTCCTAGTTCGAATCTGGGGTCCGCAACCAAGGATAATTATGACAATGAATAGTGATGTGGTGCGTTTTATTGACGCCTGTGACCAATTGAAATTACCAGAGAATGCATCTTTGTATCGCAACCTCATGGTAGAAGAATACAATGAATTCATTGTAGCACTAAACAAAAAAGACGAAGTAGAACAACTAGATGCCTGCATGGACTTAATTTGGGTGACCCTCGGATTTTGTTACATGAAAGGTTATGATGTAGACGGCGCATGGACAGAAGTTGCCCGAAGCAATCTTGCCAAGATTGATGCAACAACAGGCAAGGTTATCAAGCGTGCAGACGGTAAAGTTCTCAAACCTGAGGGCTGGACACCGCCTGACCTAAGACCTTACGTTTAAGGTAAAGATGTAACATAGAGCTTGTTATCTAACATAAACTATGTTACAATGCACAATCAATGTTAATTAATGAGGTTAGATTTTAATATGAACACCAACAAACTCGCAAAACAAATCGCTATCGAAAACAATTTGCCACGGGCATATAAGTACGATTTGTTCCTGAGGAATTTCGACAATATGGTTGAAGTTGTGGGACTTGTGGATGACCCCACAAGTGATATGAGAAATTATGTAGGAAGGGAAATGATGTTCCCTAAAAAGTGGGTCACACTTGATGTGATGGATGCAAAAGCTAACTTTAAGATGCCAGCATAATGTATCGGGTTTCATACACAAATGATAAAAATCCTGCTGTGTATATCAGAGAGTTTGAAACTTTCTCTGACGCAGCCTCATTTTCACTACAACAACATTTTATTATAGAGATTAAACATTATGAATTTAAAACTAATAACTCTCAAGACGAATCATACAATTTTGGGTGATGTGACAGACCTGCCTGAAAATTCTTTCGTAAACATTACCAAACCAGTTCAGGTTATTTCCGTACCACCAAGTCAAACTAATCCGCAAGGTGGTATTGCATTCTCACCATTCGTAGAATACTCAGAAGAATTTAAATCTGGTGGTTACAATATTCAGCGTGCTGATATTCTATTCGTGTCTACTCCGGTACGTGAACTAGAAAATCAATACAGTCAAATTTTCGGTAGTGGTATTCAAATTGCCTCATCTATTCCAAATGTGTGATATAATCAATAAATGAATTACTATACAAGTGTATTGACAGTTGGCAATAACATTCTGTATCGTGGAGTTAAAGAAGGTCGGCGAGTAAAACTGAAAATCGGCTACTCGCCTACACTTTTTTTGGCAGCCAAGAAACAGAGTAAGTTTTCGAATCTTCAAGGCGAGCCACTCGAACCTATGAAGTTTGAAAACATGAGAGAAGCCCGTGACTTCATTAAAAACTATGAAGACGTTGGCAACTTTAAAATCTATGGTCAATCTCGTTTCGAATATGCCTTTATTGCTGAACAGCATAAGGGTATGATTGATTGGGACAAAGACCAAATTTCTATTGGTGTAATCGATATCGAGGTCGGTTCAGAGAATGGTTTCCCTGACCCATATAAAGCATATGAACCAATCACAGCTATCTGTTTGAAGTATGTGAGTGGTGAAACATATGTGTGGGGTTGTGGTGATTATGAAAACAAAGGCAATGAAATCTATATCAAGTGCCGTGATGAACATGACCTGATGACCAAGTTCTTGCAACAATGGCAAGAACAAACACCAGATATTATTACTGGTTGGAACATTAAGTTCTTTGATATTCCATATCTGTGCAATCGTTTTGAGAAACTATCTGGTGAAGATGCCAAAGAGAAACTTTCGCCTTGGGGTATAATCTCTGAGCGTAAAGTTATGGCGATGGGTAAAGAAAACGTTGCATATGAATTACTTGGTTGTGCCACACTAGACTATATTGAATTGTACAGATGGTATGCGCCGGGTGGTAAATCACAAGAATCATATCGCCTTGACAATATCGCCAACGTTGAAATTGGTGATGCGAAGTTGACATATGATGAATATGATAACTTGCACGACCTATACAAACGTAATTACCAACTCTTTATTGAATACAACATTAAAGACGTTGAGTTGATTTTGAAATTGGATGAGAAGTTGAAGTTGCTTGAATTGGCAATGACACTTGCATATGATACCAAAACCAACTATGAAGATATCTTTGCACAAACCCGCATGTGGGATTCAATGACTTATTCCTATTTGTTGGAACAAGGCATCGTTGTACCGCCACGTATTGTTCAAAGTAAAAACTCCGCATTTGAAGGTGCATATGTTAAAGATGTACAAGTTGGTATGCATAATTATGTTGCCAGTTTTGACTTGAATTCTTTGTACCCTCATTTGATGATGCAGTACAATATCTCACCTGAGACATTGATACAACCCGAAGACTATACACCAGAGATGCGCCAGATTCTTTCGCAAGGTGTAACAGTCGATAAGATGATTGATAAATTGATTGACTTATCACAATTAAAGAATGCAACGATTACACCAAATGGTCAATTCTTCCGTACAGACAAGATTGGTTTCTTGCCTAAGATGATGGAAGAAATGTATGAAGACCGTAAAAAGTTTAAGAACTTGATGATTAAGGCGAAGCAAGATTATGAAGTTGAAACTGATGATTCTAAAAAGTATGAGATTGAAAAACGTATCGCTCGATATAACAATCTACAACTAGCAAAGAAAGTCGGTTTGAACTCTGCTTATGGTGCTCTTGGTTCACAATATTTCCGTTTCTATGACTTACGTATGGCTCTCGCAGTTACACTTGCAGGCCAATTGTCTATTCGTTGGATTGAAAAGAAACTTAATGCCTATATGAATGGCTTACTAAAAACGAATAAAGATTATGTTATCGCCTCAGACACAGATTCGATTTATCTCAAGATTGGTCCACTTGTTAACAAAGTGTATTCTGAAAAGACAGATGTTAATCAGATTATCTCCTTCATGGACCGTGTCTGTGAGGATAAGATTCAACCTTACATTGACGAAAGTTATCAGGAACTTGCTACGTATGTCCATGCGTATTCCCAAAAAATGCAAATGAAACGTGAAGCCTTGGCAGATAAAGGTATCTGGACTGCCAAGAAACGTTACATCATGCATGTATACAACAACGAAGGCGTTCAATACACCACACCCGATATTAAGGTGATGGGTCTTGAAATGGTCAAGTCATCTACTCCATCTATCATTCGTGGTAAGATGAAGGAATTGATTGCGTTGTGTTTACGTGGAAGTGAAGAAGATGTGCAAAAATTTATCTCCGATTTTAGAGAAGAATTCAAAGGTCTACCACCCGAAGAAATTAGTTTCCCACGTGGTCTGAACAACTTGAAAGAGTATTCCGATTCTACAATGCTGTATAAGAAAGGCACACCTATTCACGTTAAAGGTGCGATTATCTACAATCACTTTTTGAAACAGATGGGTCTTGAAAAGAAGTACCCTCTAATTCAGGAAGGCGAGAAGTTGAAGTTTACATATCTCAAACAACCTAATCCGTTTAAAGATATGGTAATTTCATACCCTGGTCGTTTGCCTTCTGAATTTGGTATGCATCAATACGTTGATTATGACACACAGTTTTCAAAGGCATTCCTTGAACCTGTTGATGTTATCATTAAAAGTATTGGTTGGAATCATGAGAAGGTAAACTCGCTAGAGTCCTTCTTTGGTTGAACTAAATATAATAGTGGGGTAGTTCCCCACTTTAAAACAATCAACACAACATAAAGGAAATAAAATGAGTTTACTCGAAAAAATGAAAAAAGTTGGTTCTATTAAATCTGTAGAACTATTAAGTGAATCAACCTTCTTCAACAAGAAGGAAGCAGTACAAACCGAAGTGCCAATTATTAACATGGCATTATCCGGTGAAGTGGATGGTGGTTTAGTATCAGGTCTTACCTTTCTAGCCGGCCCATCAAAACATTTCAAATCTCTCCTCGGTTTAGTTATGGTAAAGTCCTACATGGACAAGTATAAAGATGCCATCTGTTTATTCTATGATTCAGAATTCGGTATCACACCAGACTATATTAAAACCAACGGCATCGACACAGAACGTGTACTACACATTCCAATTGAACACTTAGAACAGTTGAAGTTTGATATCTCTAAACGATTAGAGGCAATCGAACGTGGTGACAAAGTGATTATCTTTATTGATTCAGTTGGCAACTTGGCTTCAAAGAAAGAAGTTGAAGATGCACTTGATGAAAAATCAGTTGCAGATATGTCACGTGCTCGTGTTATGAAGTCTCTATGGCGTATCGTTACACCACACTTGACCACAAAAGATATTCCATGTATCGCAGTCAATCATACTTACCAAACTATGGAAATGTTTAGTAAATCTGTTATGTCTGGTGGCACAGGCGGTATGTACTCCGCTAATCAAGTGTTTATCATTGGCAAAGCACAAGAAAAAGATGGCACAGACCTAGTTGGTTGGAACTTCACCATCAACATTGAGAAGTCACGTTTTGTCCGTGAGAAATCCAAGTTCCCATTTCTTGTTACATTCGAAGGCGGTATTCAGAAATATTCTGGTCTAATGGACATTGCACTTGAAGGTGGCTTTGTAACTAAACCATCAAATGGTTGGTTTTCAAAAGTTGACCGTGCAACAGGTGAAATCGGTGAGAAGAAACGCATGGCTGACACCTTGTGTGCTGAATTTTGGGATTCAATCCTTAAAGACCAAGAGTTCAAAGATTACGTTAAATCTAAATTCACTATTGCTTATGGTAGTTTAATGGGAGAACAAAATGTTCAATCTGAACAAATTGCCTAAAGAAGGCACACATTATGAGTTTATTGAAACACCGGAAGTAACTAGTGTAAAACTCATCAAAGGTAAATATAAAGACATTGTTTATAATTACGGCACGGTAAAGGTTGTACCTGATGAATCTAAGCCTACTGTCCAATTTGATTACACAGTCACCAACTTTGGTAAACATGAGCCTGACCTATTGACGGCAGACAAAAAATTCACTAAAATGATGGGTGACATATTAATTAATATTTTTGAAACCGAAATGAACGGTTTTGATTGGACAAAAAAGGAAGAAGATGAATCGTCTGGAATTATCGATACTGAAGAACCTGATTTACAATGATGATTATGCTCGAAAGGTTTTGCCTTTTCTTTCAGCCGATTATTTCAATGATGTAGTTGAGAAAAACATCTTCAAAGAGGTGAATGACTTTATCAACAAGTATAAAGTTCTTCCCACCCATGAAGCATTGGTAATTAATTTTACTGAGAGTAAGAATCATACAGAAGACCAGGTTAAGTCCGCAATCAATACTCTTAAAGAGATTGATGATGCTAAGAATCAACCTACTGAAACACAATGGTTGACTGAACAAACTGAAAAGTTCTGCCAAGATAAGGCACTCTATAATGCAATTATGGAATCTGTCTCCATCTTGGATGAGTCCAATAAAACACTCAAGAGCAAAGGTGAGATTCCAAAACTTCTTGCTGATGCACTTGGTGTGTCTTTTGACCAAAACATCGGTCACGATTACATGAACGATTCAGAATCTCGTTTTGAATTTTATCACAAAAAAGAATCTCGTATTCCTTTTGACCTAGAATTCTTTAACAAGATTACAAAAGGTGGATTACCTAAGAAAACATTGAACATTGCACTTGCTGGCACCGGTGTTGGCAAGTCCTTGTTTATGTGTCATTGTTCTGCCGCTGCGATTAGTCAAGGTCTGAATGTACTCTATATCTCCCTTGAAATGGCAGAAGAACGTATTGCTGAACGTATCGATGCTAATTTACTGAACGTGACGATGGATGATTTACATTCTATCCCACGTGCAGACTATGACCGTAAATTCGGTGCATTGAAGAACAAGGCACAAGGTAAGTTAATCATTAAAGAATATCCAACCGCAAGTGCTGGGTCTATGCACTTTCGTTCTCTAATGAATGAATTGCATTTGAAGAAGAACTTTAAACCTGATATCGTATTCGTTGATTACCTAAACATCTGTTGTTCGTCACGTATCAAACAAGGTGGTTCTGTAAACTCATACACATACATCAAAGCAATTGCAGAAGAACTACGTGGTCTTGCTGTTGAGTTTGATGTACCAATCGTATCTGCAACACAAACAACTCGTTCTGGTTTCTCCAACTCTGACGTTGGTTTGGAAGATACTTCTGAATCATTTGGTCTACCTGCAACTGCCGACTTTATGTTTGCATTGATTAGTACTGAAGAACTAGAACAACTTGGTCAGATTATGGTCAAGCAATTGAAGAATCGTTATAACGACCCCAACTTCAACAAGAAGTTTGTTATTGGTGTTGACCGTTCTAAGATGAGATTGTATGATGCAGAGAATTCGGCACAAACAGATTTATCCGATAGTGGTCAGGCAATACCTGATAAACCACTAAACACATTTGGAAACCGTGAGAATAAATTTCAAAAGAAAAGTTTTGGTGGATTAAAAGTATGAAACACATAACTCTTTACAAAAAACTCCATGCATTTGCACCAAAATTATACGGTGAGAAAACTACGGGTCAATTGATGTATTGGGTTAGAAAGATGTTAACACCGCACAAGGTCAAAGTAAATCGAATCATTGATAAGAAAAACTTGGCATTGAGTGGTTATACGATAGGTGGTTTCTACGATTCAACAGGTGAGTTTGGTGATAAAGACATTGAAATGTATCTTGTTTTCAATGAAGAAGATAAGAACAAAACATTTCTGTTTGAAGAGTGGAGTGTTAAGATGTTGATTGATGAATTGTTTATCACACTTGCACATGAGAAACGACACCGTTATCAATTCAAACAAAGAGGCAATGCTTTTGGTCCACAATATCGAAGCAAAGTTACCGATGAAGATTTGAAGGCAGAGTTGGAATATTACGGTGACCCCGATGAGTTGGATGCCTATGCACAAGAAGCAATCATCGAGGAGAGATTAGGTAGAGATACGCTAATGGGTGCTCAGGCAAAGTACAGACAAATGTTTGCCAATTATGACCCAAAAGTGTATAATAAATTCTTGAAGAAAAAATATAAATTTGACCAAAAAGTTTCATTATGAATTTAACTAAAGAGCAGGCAATCCATGGTGCCAATGTATTCTCAGACTACTTTGATAGGTTTGGTCGTATCGATGAGTACATGCGTGAACAGAAACTAACTGCGATGGCCGAAAGGCCATTCGTTCTTCCTGGCATGGGACCTGAAGAAGATTTGTTCTCTGATTTTTCTATGTCACCTGCTGACATGGATTTTGAGATTGTGGAGTTGCCGCAAGAACGTTGGGACACTTATCTCAATATGATTTCAAGTCACTCAAACATGACCAGTATTCCTGGTCGTTGCTTGCGCCTTGCTGTATTTGAAAAGAAAACACAGAAGTGGTGTGGTTTCATTCGCCTTGGTTCACCAGTTATCAATTGTAAACCACGTAACGAAATGTTAGGTGAAGTCTTTACTCAACGTGACGGCGGCGCCCAACAGTTCAACAAGTGTGCAATCATGGGTTTCGTAATTGTACCTGCACAACCATTCGGTTTCAATTATCTTGGTGGTAAGTTACTTGCTGCTATCTGCACATCACATGAAGTACGTAAGATGATGAACGCCAAATATAACATGACCACATGTCTGTTTGAGACCACATCACTCTATGGTTCATCTAAGACTGTATCACAATATGATGGTATGAAACCTCTGATTCGTTTCAAAGGCTTGACTGATAGTGACTTCTTGCCTATGTTGCACGGCAAAACATATACAGACTTAAAAGACTACATTGAGAACATTACAGGCGAACCACTTGCACCACTAGATGCTTCTAGTCGTAAGTTGAAAATATCAAATGCAATGGTTGGCATGATTAAAGTTGCACTCAAAGGCAAACCAGAAGGTGAGAAGTTTGCAAAAACTATTGAGAATGCAAAGAATCTAAACGAACAAAAACGTTATTTTGTTTCTGATTATGGTTTTAAGAACATGGTTGACGTAGTGAATGGTAAGGCAGATAAGTTGATTCCAGGTGAAAACTATGAGAAACACAATCTAGCCAATATTGTGGAGTGGTGGAGAAAGAAGGCCATCAACCGATTTGATACTTTGAATATAGAAGGTCGCATTCGTACTGAACAAGAGGTCTGGACAGGCGATAAACATATTGACATTATTAGGTGATTGTGATAGGATAAATACCTAGAAAATTTCAACTCTAGGTATAAAATGAAAATTCCATCGAAAGTTAATGTAGATACAGAAGGTAAAGTCTCAGGTGCTGGCTCAGAAGTTACTGCTTTGGCGGAAAGTTTACAGGCATATGCTTGTGCCACAAGGCAACACCTTGGTAAAGACTTGAATGATGTTTCTCAGATTACCAAATCTACAGTTGCTGATGCTGATTGTGATAGAACACTTGATGCTTGTATGAAAGGTCTTGATGAGAATTGGTTCAGAAGTGTCGTGTTAACCGCTAACTTAATCTTTGAAGAAGTACCTGGTGCAAAGACAGGTAAGAATTTTAAATTTTATCGTGGTGGAAATTTAGTCAATTCAATCTATGATAATTGGCGCAAATTTAAAAAAGGTAGTGGTATCACAGGTGATGACAAATGGAATCCTGCTGATATTTGGATGATTAAAAAAGGTTTCAAATTAAAAACCGAGTTTGATACTTTGACAGAGTACAATCGTTATGTTTATGATGAGTTTGCTTACACCAATATGATTGGTATTTCATTGAAGAAGATTGGTCCTAAGGACAGTCCACATTCTAAGTTTTTCAACAATGGCAAACCTCTTGTTGCACAATTTACTGGTGTGAAACTTGGCATGAACATGACCGATTCGAAAGACATTTACATCAAGTATAAGTCTGAAGGTAAAGATGGTGAAGTTCAGTTACGTAATTTCTCAAGTCGTCCTGTACCATCATCATGGCAAGGCGAGATTAAAGGTAAGGCTGCAGCAGGTGGTAAAATTGGTGGTGGTGTTATTTTTGAAGGTGCAATTGAAACTGGTGTCAGTAAAACTAAGTTGACTTTACCTAATCAAACACCAATTGATAAACCATCAGATGCTGACTTTAAAAAGTTTGCAACAATGTTTAAAGAGTTATCAGGTTCAAAAGATAAATTAGAAACTTTGATTACTCAAGCAAAAGCAGGACACAGACAAGATAAGACTTGGTGGATGTCAAAGTATATTGGTATTGATTTAGTCTATACCGTTATCAAAGAAAAGAAGATGGATGCGTTGTGTAAATACATCTATGAGTATGCATCTTCAGCAACCAAAAACAGTAGTATATTCATAAAGTATAGTTAATATGGACTTCAAACAATATTTAATCGAAGCGAAAAAAGAAGGTGCTAACCTTCACCTAGAACACCTTGAAGATGAAATTTTGAATCGTGGCGTTCGAGGTGGCCGTGATGCAATCAATTTCTTACAGGCATTGAGAGATATGCTTGCGGGTCATTCACAAGTAAAAGTAAACACTACAACAAAATGGGATGGTTCTCCTGCAATCTTTTGCGGTATCAATCCAGACAATGGCAAATTCTTTGTTGGTACAAAAGGTGTATTCAATGCAAATGCAAAGTTGAATTACACCGATGCTGATATCGATACAAATCATCCAGGTGAAGGTCTAAATGCAAAACTTAAAGTTGCATTACGATATCTTCCAAAACTTGGTATCAAAGGTGTTCTGCAAGGTGATATGATGTTTGCAAAAGGTGATATCACAGAGAAGACATTTGATGGAGAAGACTATATCACATTTCAACCAAATACATTAATCTATGCTGTGCCTTCTGGTTCTAAGTTGGCCAAAACAATGCAGGCTGCACAACTAGGTGTGGTGTTTCATACTTCATACACAGGCAAAACATTTGCTGATATGAAGGCATCATTCAATATTGACATTAAGAATTTAACATCAACTAAAGATGTTTGGTTTCGTGATGCATATTTTACCGATGCATCTGGTACGGCATCATTCACCGAAGAAGAAACAAAACAAATGACTTACATTCTTTCTACTATTGGTGCAACATTCAAGCAAACAAATGCATTGTCTATTAATAGAATATCTTCAAGTGATACAGTTAGAGAATACATTAAGACATTCAACAACACCAAAGTTAGAGAAGGTCAAAAGATTACAAACACCGCAGCACATACAAAAGAATTATTAAGATGGGTTGAAGATAGATTGAATAAAGATATTGTCTCTGCAAAGATGGAGAAGACAAAGAGAGATAAGGCGATGATTAAGAATGAAATCATGCGTACTCTCCGTGGTGCTGCAAATGATTTGATTAAAATGTTTGACATACAGAATGGCATGGTAGATGCCAAAAATATGGTCATCAAAAAGTTGCAACAGATGAAACAAGTTACAAGTACATTCGTACAAACTGAAGATGGTTTCAAAGTGACAAATCCCGAAGGTTTTGTTGCAGTTGATAAGATATCAGGTAATGCAGTTAAATTGGTTGATAGATTGGAATTTAGTCATTTGAATTTCACCGCACAGAAAAACTGGAGTAAGTAATGGCTGATAAAAAGTTTGATTTGAATGAAATCTTTGCTGAGTATGGTGAAGATGATTTTGGTTTTACTGCGACTGATGAGGCAGAATATAATTCAGTTATTGCACAGAAAGAAGAAACAGTCGAAGAATACAAAGACCGTTTAGTACAAGTAGAGAAACTAATTCTACCATTCTTAATGCAATTGTTAAAGACCGCTGACCAACCAATCATCAAATGGCCAAATCGCAAACCAATTATTGAATCACAGATTCAAAAGATTCTGAATCTAACAAGAGGTTAATATGGATTTCAGAGACTTCAAAGAATTACAGGAAGCTGCATATGCCGGTAACATTGGCATTATGGAACTAATTAAGTTCAAAAGCAAAGCAACACCAGAACAGAAAAAGAAATTTGATGATTTGTTGAAGAACAAAAAAGGTAAAGAAGTGTGGGACTTGGTACAAGATGTTACTGGTATCAAGTTACACAAATCGGTACATGAAGAAGTTAAACCTAACATTCTCCCAAAATCTGGTGCTGGTGCATGGGGTACGCAAGATTTAGTAGATACATATAAGAAGGACACACCTGGTCAAACACCAAAAAAGGTAAAGTCATTTAAAGAATACAAAAAATAATTGTTACGTGAGGTTATTATGAAAGATATTGTGGTAGGGTGTATTACTAATTACACTTTTGATAAAATTGAACCGTGGGTAAATTCTTTAGACCGTTCAGGATTTGACGGTACTAAACTTATGATTTGTTACAACATTGGTTATGATGTTGTAGAGGAATTAAGCAAACGTGGTTACGTTGTGTTTGGTTTCAATCGTAATGATACATTACGGAGACTAGAGTACGACAAGAAAGATTTCAATATCTGCCTTGAACGTTTCATTCATATCTGGTACTTCTTAAATAAACTCCAAGATAAAGAACAGTTCCGTTACGTCATTTCTACTGACGTTAAGGATGTTATCTTTCAGAGTAATCCATCTACATGGCTCGAAGAAAACATTGGTGATAAACAAATCAATGTTGCGAGCGAATCAATCAAATACAAAGACGAAGGTTGGGGCAACAACAATCTATACCAATCGTTTGGTCCTTTTGTACACGACATGAACAAAGAAAACACAATCTACAATGCCGGCACCATTGCAGGCAAGTTTGATGTTGTACTTGATTTGTTCTTAAACATCTACTTGGCCTGTGGTGGCGCACCATCGAATGTTCCAGGTGGCGGTGGTCCAGACCAAGCTGCATTGAATGTATTGTTGAACACAGTATCATATAAGAACATTACCAACTTTGCACCAAGTGAATCAGGTTATGCGGCACAATTAGGTACAACTGCTGACCCATCTAAGATTGACCAGTTTAGACCTTTCTTGTTAGAACCAACTCCTATCTTTGAAGATGGTATTGTGAAAACATCTACAGGTAAACCTTTTGCAATCGTACATCAGTATGATAGGGTACCTGAATGGCGTGCTATCATTGAAGAGAAATACCGATGAACTTCAGTTTTGGAATTACAACCGATTACTCCGACCAGAATCGGTTGAATGAAATCATATCTTCTATTCGTAGTTTGCAAATACCAAATTATGAAATAATGGTTATTGGTGGACAAAAACCGGAAGACAAACAGGATGTGAATCATATCTTCTTTGATGATACTGCGAATCCAGGTTGGGTAACACGTAAGAAGAATACTCTTACACAGGCCGCAAAGTATGACAACGTAGTTATTTTCCATGATTACTTTGTGTTTGAAAAAGATTGGTATAAAAACTTCTTAGAATTCGGTGATGATTGGGATGTTTGTTCTAATGCACAGTATTTAATTTCGGGCAAGAGACACTTCACAGATTGGGTTGTATGGGATTCACCAATCTTTCCACGTTACTGGTCACTAAACTATGACGATTGGTCGCACACTAAGTATATGTACCAATCAGGCGGTTACATGATTGTTAAGAAACAATTCATGGAGAAGTTCCCATTAAATGAGAAAATGATTTGGGGTACTGGTGAAGACGTTGAATGGTCTTTGCGTATGCGTGATAAAGCAAATTGGAAATGTAATGGTAAATCCATTGTGACACATAATAAGGTTCATCGTGATGCATAAGTTAATTATTTTTGACCTAGATGGTGTATTGATTGAGAGTAGAGAACTTCATTATCATTCATTGAATGATGCTCTATCCAGAGTTGGTGGAGATTACATTATCTCCCGTGAGGAACACCTATCAATCTATGATGGGTTGAGCACAACTAGAAAACTTGAAATGTTGTCTGAACGTAAAGGTTTAGACCGCAAGTTTTTCAATCAGGTCTGGCAAGACAAACAAACTGCCACATTCAATCTGATTCGTAGAATTCCAAAGAACAATGACCTACGCCAGATGTTTGCAGGCATTCAATCACGGGGTTATAAGATTGCCGTTGCAAGCAATTCTATACGTGAGACTATCAAACTTGCCCTTCTGTCCATCGGTGTTATGGAATATGTTGACTATTACGTTTCGAATGAAGATGTTAAGAGAACAAAACCTTACCCTGAAATGTACTGGCAATGTATGACTGCTTTAAATGCACTTCCTAAAAGTACAATTATTGTAGAAGATAGTCATATTGGGCGCCAAGGTGCAATTGATAGCGGTGCTCATCTATTGCCCGTTGAGAACTCAAGGGACTTGACTTCATATAAAGTTTTTAGTAAAATCGATGAGGTTGATGAAAACGGACACAAACAAACTATACCATGGAGAGATAAGAAATTGAATGTACTAATCCCTATGGCAGGCGCAGGCAGTAGATTTACACAAGCTGGCTACACATTCCCTAAACCTCTGATTGAAGTCAGAGGCAAACCAATGATTCAAGTTGTTGTTGAGAACTTGAATATTGAAGCAAACTATATTTTCTTGGTGCAGAAATCACATTATGAGAAATACAACTTGCAATCTGTACTAACCATTCTGAAACCAGGATGTAAGATTGTTCAAGTTGATGGTCTAACTGAAGGTGCTGCCTGCACTACACTACTCGCAAAAGAATTGATTGATAATGATGAACCACTTGTTATGGCAAACTCTGACCAGTTTGTTGAGTGGGATTCAAACAACGTTATGTACTCATTCACCGCAGATGGCATCGATGGTGGTATTCTAACATTCAAGGCCACACATCCTAAATGGTCATATGCAAAACTAGATGAGAATGGTTTTGTATCGCAAGTCGCAGAAAAGAATCCTATCTCTGATAATGCAACAGTAGGTGTTTACTACTGGAAGAAAGGTTCTGATTACGTTAAATATGCAGAGCAAATGATTGAGAAGAACATTCGCACCAATAATGAATTCTATGTCTGTCCAGTATTCAACGAAGCAATTGCAGGCGGCAAAAAGATTCGTGTTAAAGAGATATCCAAGATGTGGGGTATTGGAACACCAGAAGATTTAAACTACTTTTTAGAGAACCATAAATGAGCAATTATCAGAAAATATTTACATTTGATGACGGTCCAGTCCAGTATGAAAACTCAGGCAAAGACCATATCAAAATGAAACAACATCCTTTTCCCTATTCAATTAAGGAAGAGGAATTCAACTTCATCACAGACACCATTGTAAAGTATGATTTGAAACGTGGTTATGAATGTGCTACCGCATTCGGTGTTTCAACAATGGCATGTGCATTAGGTTTCAAACAAACCGGTGGTAGAATGGTCACAATGGATGCATACATCGAAGAAGATACTGCTAATCCTGAGGCATATAAAAATCACGAAGAGAAACAAACATTTTCTGATTCTGATGGTTACAAATCTGTAGTGTATCTACGTGAGAAATTTGGTGTACAAGACAACCTAGAGTGTGAAGTTGGTTGGTCACCTGATGATACAGAGAAAACAATTCGTAAACATTTTGGTGACGAGAAGATTGACTTTGTATTCCTTGATGCAGGACATTTCCCTGGCCAGATTATCAAAGACATTGATTCGTTTGTACCGTTCTTAGCGGAGAAGTTTGTTGTATTGTTCCATGATGATTACACATGGAGTTTTACACAAGATGTACACAATCACATCCAGAATGTATTTGGTTGCAAAACAGAAATTTTTATCCCTCATCCAAGAGGTGAGAACTTATCAGGAGTTATCAAAGTATGAGATTGATTGCACATCGAGGCCTAATGTATGGCCCAAATAAAGAGATTGAGAATCATCCCGATACAATCGAAGAAGCTTGGGCTAATGACTTTGATTGTGAAATAGATTTATGGCGAATCGACCACAGGTGGTTCCTTGGCCATGATGCACCCACATATGAAGTGCCAAGTTATTTCTTAATGCTTGGTCGTTCATGGTTTCATTGTAAAAACTTTGAAGCACTAGATTGGTTGAGTACTTGGTCAAAAGGAATTAATTTCTTCTGGCACCAAAAGGATAACTATACCATGACCAGTTTCGGATATGTGTGGGCATATCCTGGTCAATCTGTCGGTGACAACACCATCTTTGTAATGCCTGAACAGGTGATGAAATTAGAAGATGTGAAGACATTGAAATGTTTCGGTGTCTGTAGTGATTACGTTAATGATATTAAAGGTATGTTATGAAAATTTGTTTTGTTGTTCATCGTTATGCTCCATTTCCTGGCGGGTCGGAGTATTATGTTCAGCAGATGGCTGAAGAATGCGTTCAACGTCACCATGATGTGACTGTTCTTGCAGGTGAACATCAAGGCGATTTGAATGGTGTACGTGTGACAAGTGAAGCACATCACCTACATGACCAAGATTTGGTCGTTGTACATGGCGGTGATGTTCATGTACAAAACTTTGTATTATCCAACGCAAAGAACATTAATTCACCAATGTTGTATATGCTCATCAAACCTTCTGATAGTCAGGTTTGTGTACAAGCAATGCAAGATGTTGCCTTCATTGGTTGCTCTGCACCAGAGGATTGGGAACATGTTGAGAAACACGGACTAAAACAAAAGGCACACCGAGTTATTCATGGTATTTCACCTACCGATTGTATCGGCACAAAAGGTAAGTTTAAGAAGAAATACGGTATTCCTGAAGATAAAGAAATGTTCTTGTCTTGCGGTGGGTATTGGCCAAACAAACAGATGATTGAATTGGCGGAGTGTTTTAAACGTGCCAATAGACCTAATGCTGTACTCGTTACAACTGGTTATGATAATCGATTCGGTATCATGCCACATGCGTCCGAGACGGTCATTCCATTGATGGTTGAAGACCCTATGGATGTCAAAGATGCAATTGCCGATGCTGATTGTTATGTGATGAATTCAAATGCCGAAGGTTTTGGTCTGGTAATCTTAGAATCTATGATTAACAAGACACCATGGATTGCACGTGAAATTGCTGGCGCAAGATTGTTACACAACTACGGCACCACATATCATAAAGAAGATGTTTTGATTGAACATATCAAAGAGTTTAAACGTAATGATAAACTTGTCAAAGATGCATTTCAATATGTTATTGCGAACCATTTAATTAAGAACACAGTAGATGACATTCTGGCACTAATAAATACTAAATAGAAGATAAACTTAACTGCTGTAGAGGCGGAGATGAAATTTAGAGAATTTATTACGGAAGCCAAAACTGGCAAGGTTATCGTTGTGTACGGTGGTGGATTCCAGCCGTTCCACGCTGGCCACATCAGTTCATATGAACAAGCAAAGCGAGCATTTCCTTCTGCTGATTTCTATGTTGCGTCCAGTAATGACGTTAAACAACGTCCAATCCCCTTCAAAGATAAACAATTTCTTGCCCAACAGGCAGGCGTAACTGACGCTTTTGTACAAGTTTCACAACCAGTTAATCCACAAGAAATTCTCACCAAATACAATCCCGACAAAGATATTCTTATTCTTGTCCGTTCAGAACGTGACCCTGTTAACTACACTAAAAAAGATGGTTCTTCAGCATATTATCAACCGTTCAAATCCTTAAAAGACTGTAAACCATTTAATCCCAAAAAAGATGGTCATGGCTATGTTTTTGTCACCAAGAAAAAAGTGTTCTCTATTGGTGGCAAAGAAATATTTTCAGGCAGTCAAGTTCGTTCAATGTATTCAAAAGGTGATGATATTGAACGTAGAGATATGATTAGAGATTTATATCCGAAAGCGAAATCCCCATTGAAAGTTAAAACATTGCTAGACAAATACATCGGCGGTGTAAATGAAGAAGTTGACCTAGATGAAGCGGTTCAACATATCATTTCAGAAGGTGTACACGATAAATCAATCTTCAAGGCAGTATTTCTTGCTGGTGGTCCAGGTTCTGGAAAAGATTATGTACTCGACAATACACTTGCTGGTCACGGACTAACAGAACTTAACTCAGACAAAGCTTTAGAGTTTTTAATGGACAAAAGCGGTCTTGATAAGACTATGCCTGCATCTGAAACAGAAAAGCGTGATATCGTTCGTGGTAAGGCAAAGAGTCTTACAGACCTACGTCAACGTTTGGCTCTATTAGGCCGTAATGGCCTTATCATCAATGGTACAGGTGATGATGTTGAGAAGATTAAAAAGATTAAGGCACGTTTGGAAGAAATCGGATATGATACGCATATCATTGTTGTCAATACTGCCGATGAAATTTCTGCACAACGTAATGTAGAACGTGGCCAGCGTGGTGGACGTACAGTACCAGAAAAGATTCGTAAACAAAAGTGGGATGCTGTTCAAAATGCACGTCCAGAACTTGCAAAGATTTTTGGTGACAATTATGTGGAGTTTGATAACTCAGAAGATTTACGACAAGCACCACCTGAAGTAGTTAAGGCCAAAAAAGACGAAATGCTAAATGTATTTAAGAAGATTAAAGCATTTACATCGGCACCGCCAAAATCACCAGAATCCCAATTATGGATTGCTAGTGAAATGTCTAAAAAAGATAAACTTGGTGTTCCTAAATCTGGTGAAGGTACTCAATTGGCACCACATCCAGATTCAGGTGCTGCTGAAGAAGCCAAGAAACTTGGCCTATCATATTTTGGTTTTGGTCGTTGGGGTAAAGAAGGTGTTGTTACACACCATTCAGTACACGATTCTCTAGTGCCTATTGAGAAAGAAAAAATAGGTCAGAAAACATTAAAGATTGCTGCACCAGGTCAATCTAAGACCACAAACTCTACAATCAATAAGGTACAAATGAATCCGACCAAAGTTAATGAAGACTTTGAAAATTTCTTGACCGAAGCAGTAGCAATTACCGTTGAGGCAGAAGAAACTTTTGATATTCATCAAGAGGAAAAAAAACAAGAGTTGCACCATAACCAACTACTAAAAAGTAGTAATGGTAAAGTAAAAACTTTTATGTTACGCCGTGCAGCCGCAAAAGAAGCACACATCAATGGTGGTGTTGTGCATAAACAAGGCGCAGGTTATGTTATTAAAATAAAGGAGAGCGAAGATGTTTCAAGCATTAATCAACCTATTCAAGAAGCAACCACAGGTAGAAGTACCGTACAAAGTGGAAGTACCACAAGTACAAGAAGTCTTGTCCCCGAAAGTGGAGACTCCAGTTGTGACTGTGGAACCTGCAGCAGTTGTGGAACAGAAGGCACCCGCCAAAAGAAAAGCGTCACCGAAGCCAAAAAATTATGGCAGAAAAAAGTCAGTACCGAAGCAATAGATGCTGGTACTGAGGCTGGCATGTCTTTAAGTGGTGCATCAAAAGAAAAATTAGACAAAAATGGTAAAGTCACTATGACTGAACTGACAGGTGATGAAACCACTTTGTCTATTGGTGACCAAAAAGAAGATGAGTTGAAAAAAGTTGGTATCAATCTATCAACATTCAAAGCAAAGAAATTCGTATGAAATCCTTAAAAGAATTTATTAACGAAGGAGGTCGTTGCTGGCCAGGTTATAAAGCTGTAAAAGGCAAAGAACCTTTTTCTCCAGGTAGTTGCGAAAAAGTATCAGAAGAATCTGCCGCATGGCAACGCAAAGAAGGTAAGAATCCTGAAGGTGGTTTAAACCGCAAAGGCATCGCTTCATATCGCCGTGAAAATCCTGGTTCCAAACTGTCAATGGCAGTTACAACACCCCCATCTAAATTGGACCCCGACAGTAAGGCAGCAAAGCGCCGCAAATCATTTTGTGCTAGAATGTCTGGTGTTGATGGACCAATGAAGAAACCTAATGGTGAACCAACACGCAAAGCATTGGCATTAAAAAAATGGAATTGTTAATAGGTAACAAAGAATAATAAAAGGAGAACTTATGTTCAAAGATAAAATTAATCAATCGGTGGCAGAAGCTGCTGCAAAAATTATGATGGGTGAAAAAGCATTACATCCAAACCAACAAAAGTTGGATGTGCATGAACCAGAGAAAGATGAATTGACTGCTGACGATTTCAAAAAACTTCGTGCTAAAAAAGAAGTAAAGCAAGAAGAAGTTGAAGGTTTGCTTGAATATGAAACCAACAAAGATGGTAAATACGTACACAATGCAAAAACAGGCAGATATGGTGGTTCAGAAAAACCAACAGACCCGTTTGCTGGTGTTCGTGGTCCATCTACCGCTGCTCTTTCAGCAATTGAAAAAGAGAAGCAAAAGAAGAAGAAGAAATTCTCTGAAATGGTAGATGTTTACAATACTACTGGTATCAAAGGTCTATTCGAAGAACTTCAGATTGCGAAAGAAGAAGCTTCACAAGAAGAATTTAATGCTGAATTAGAAAAGCAAAAAAAGAAAGCATCTGGTACTGCTGCTGAAGCAGATAAAGCAAAAGTTGCTAAGCCAGCAGTTCAAGCAGTTCAGCAAGAAGAAATTCAAGTCATTAATGCAGACATTGCAAATGGTGTTGATACTGTTAACATTGCAGAACGTGAACTTACTGGTGGTGAAATGAAGAAAAAAGAAGAAATCGTTATGAGCATGAAAAAAGGTATCGAAGGTTTCAAGTCTCGTTACGGTAAAGATGCTAAGTCTGTAATGTACGCAACTGCTACAAAACAAGCTAAAGGCGAGTAATGAAAAAGTTTCGTCAACTATCTGAACAATTGGATATGCCTTCTGCTAATGGTAGAGCAGCTGGACGTTTCTCGTCTGGTGCTTCGAAGAAAGTTATTCCAACACAAACTCAAGCAACACCACGCAGAGAAGTTGACGAAGCCTCACCAGAAGCAGGTGAAGATATTAACAATCAACCATCACCTGCGTTAGTTCGCAAGAATGGAAAAGTTAAAACTGCTGATGCATTACCTGATGCTGAAATGGGTGGCACTATGTCACGTTATATGCCAGAAGAACGTATGTCTGCCGCAGTTAAATTACAAAGAGCATTTCAACGTCAGCAAGAGAAATCTGCAGCATCACGAAAAAGAGCAGAAGAACTTTTAAGACCAAAACAAGAACCAGTAAAACCAGTTAGTGAAGATTTGCGTAAGTGGTTTAGTAAGACTGATCCCGAAGGTGGTTGGAAAAGAATCAATAGTAAAGGTGAAGCAATTGGTCCTTGTGCAAGAGAACCTGGTGAACCTAAACCGAAATGTATGTCTAATGAAAAAAGAGCATCATTAAGTAAAAAAGAAAGAGCCTCGGCTGTTGCCTCTAAAAGAAAACATGACCCGAATCCTGAAAGAAAAGGTGAACCAATCAATGTTTCCAATTTTGGAAAAGGAAAGATAAGCGAAGATATGGAAAACTTAGAAGAAAAAAATGTACCAACAAGTCCTGAAAAATGGGCTCAAGCAATTGCACAAGCCAAAACCAAGTTTGATGTTTACCCTTCCGCATATGCAAATGGTTGGGCAGCAAAAAAATATAAAGCAATGGGTGGCGGATGGAAATCTGTTTCAGAAGCCAAAGAGAAAACCGAATATGATTACGAAGGTGATATGGCCCGTGGTCAATTACAAAGCGTAATCAATAATGCTCAAAGAGTCCATGATATGTTGGAAGATAATGATAATCTTCCTGAGTGGGTTCAATCTAAAATTACTCTTGCAGAAGATTACATTTCAACAGTTGCCAACTATATGATGAGTGAGGTAGATGAGGAAGTTGAACTCCAAGAAGGTCGTCCATCACAACGTCACCCACTTGAAGGTCATGAATATCATAAGAAATCTAATGATGCGTTGATTCACATAGCTAAAGATGCCCATGAGGCAGCTGAAGCAATGAAGTCACACAATACTACTGCTGAAAATAAGTACCGTGACCAAGCAAATGATTCAGCAACAGTAAGACATTTCCGCCAAAAGAATGGAATGCCTGACTGGTACAAGAAGAAGTATGGGCACATGAAAGAAGGAACTGTAAACGAAGTTATGGATGAACCAAAATATAGTTTGTCAATTCAAGCTCGTCAAAAGAAGGCCGATGATGCCAACAAACCACCATTTGATGGACCATACACAAAAAGGCCTGCTGTTGTAACAGATAAATCTGGTGCGAAACATGGTCCAATGTCACGTGTAAGAGACCTTGCTCGTGATGCAATGAAAAAGGTATCTTCTGGATTACCTAAGAAGAAATTAACAGAATCTCGTAAAACAGAGATTGTCAAACAGGCATCGAAAGATGCTAAAAAGAAGTCTAAAGTATCTGATGATAAGTTTCAATCTGAACCTACTTTAGTTAACGATATTATTAAACCAAATTGATTCATAAATAAATAGTTCAATAAATTTTAGGAGATAACAAATGGCACTATGGTCAAACACAGATGGCGCTGCAGGTAAACCAAAATACCTTTCAGACGCCGACAAAGCAAAAACATTCGGTATGGATAATACCGAAATCACAGCAGGTAGTGATAACGTAACTTCAGTTGCAGTTGCTGCTAGTGGTGCTCGTTACTTAGAAGCACCCGCAGTTACCTTCTCAGGTGGAGCAGGATCTTCTGCTGCAGCTACTGCATCTATTGCTGGTGGAGTGGTTACAGGAATCGCTGTCACCAATGTAGGTTCTGCATACACATCAGCACCAACTGTTGCTATCGCAATCCCAAGACGCACTATTCCTACTACTGGTATTACTATTGCTACTGATACTATTGCTTACACAACGCATGGCCTAAGTGCTGGCGATGCTGTTAAGTACTTCCATGGAGGCGGCGCTGCTGCAACTGGTCTAGCAAATAACACAACATATTATGTTATTGCTTCTGGTCTAACTGCCAATGCGTTTAAAGTTTCTGCTACTGATGGTGGATCAACTATTGATATTAGTGGTACTGGTAATAATGCTCAATACTTTGAACTTGCTACTGATGTAGCAACTATTCAAGCAACAGCAGTTGCTGATTTAGGTTATGGTTCTTCTGGAATGAAAGCTACTCACGCTGGATGGGTTCTCCGTACTGTTGGTACTGGTGGTCGTGCTGGTCGTGTTCAAACAGAAACATTAGTTGCCATGGGTTCTATGTCTTCTGACGCTTCTGACGATACAGTCCTACCAGATGCATGATTTTAATAATTACTTGGTTGAGGAAGAAAACCTTGACCAAGTAAATGATGAACTCGGTGAAGCACTAGACAGTTACGTTTCGTCTATCGTTGATGCTTTTCAAACCATTCGGTCAATTTTAATATCGAATGATTTGACTATGCCTGAGACATATGAATTCGACACAGAAGGTGACGAATGTGTTTTTGAATTGAATCCAGGTATCTACCTCTATGTAATTTTTTATCATACCGATGATGGTCAATATGATGTCTTTGCCGAAGTAACGGATGAAGAAGGTCTTGCTGCGCTAATGTCGGAGGATATAACCGAAGAATAATTAATGTTATTTGATGATTTGACTAATGATAATATTCTCATGTATGCTGCTAAAGCATATGATAAACCAAACTGTATTATGTCTGAGTTTAAAGAGGATATGAAACGATTTAACTATCTTAAAAGGTTGCTTCGTAGGTATAGAAAAGTAGGTGAGATTAAAGAACGATTGATATTGAATCACCTTGTGGTAATATACAACGTTTTTGGTATTGAGACCGCAACACGATTGTTGTTTTTCAGAGTTTTGAAAGATGACTATTCGGCACTCAAAACCTATCTTACATTTTTAAACTATATGCCAGATAAGGTCAAAGGCATCAAAGGACGTGACGTTGTTTCATCGGACATTCCTATCGATATGACTATTGCTGATATATTAAGGAAAATTAAATGAGAGATTTAAAAGAAGATGGTGTAGTCATAGCTCCAACCAATAATGTTGGTGATGGCAAGGTCGCAGGTACTGGACAAGGACCACAGGGAGAACCTGGTGTCAAAAAGGCAAAACGTAAAGTTATGCCTTTAATGGCGTTCGTGCGTAGAAATTCACCGGTGACCAAGTAATGTGGATACTAAAGTGGTTGCCTGATTGGTTATTTTACCTAATGTTCTTTGCAGGACTATTAGGTTTTGTTGCAACGTACTTGATTAGATTCATTCCTATTCCTGCAATCTACATTTACAAAACACCAATTCAAATCGTATCGGTTATTCTTATTGCAATTGGACTGTATATGTCCGGTGCCATTTCTAATGAGGCCGCATGGATAGCTAGAGTTCAAGAAATGGAAGTCAAAGTTGCAAAAGCTGAGGCTGAATCGGCAAAAGAAAATGTAAAGATTGTTGAAAAGGTTGTTAAACGTCTAGAAGTTGTTCGTGTTCGTGGTAACGATGTTATCCAATATGTTGACCGTGAAATCGTAAAATACGATACCAAGTTTGCACCAGGTGGTCAATGTGAGATACCGAAAGAGTTTATCAAAGCAATAAATGATGCAGCGGAGCCTCCAAAATGATGAAACTTCCAACGTTAATTTTTATTTTTGTGATGGGTGCGGTCGTTTTATTGACAACAGGTTGTTCAACAACTGTACCAGTTAAAGCTAAATTTCCGGAGGCACCATCTATCACAAAGGTAAAATGTCCTCAGTTAGAAAAAGTAAAAGAAGATTCTAAGTTAAGTGATGTTGCAAAGTCTGTAACAAATAACTACACAAGTTATTATGAATGTGCCGTGAAAAATGATGCATGGATTGAATGGTATGAAGTTCAGAAACGAATCTATGAAGGTATCAAATAATGGAATTAACATTACAACAACTAAAACAATTACTTCCGAAAAATCCTTATGTTGAACATTGGCATTCGGCATTAGAACAACTATTGCCAGAATATGAAATTAATACACCGCAACGTATTGCGGCATTCGTAGCTCAATGTGCTCACGAATCAGGTGGTTTTATGGTTCTCAAAGAGAACTTGAATTATAAAGCAGCGACTCTCAGGAAGATTTTTCCAAAGTATTTTCCTACTGATGCAATGGCAGCGGAGTATGCCTCTAAACCAAATAAACAAGAAGCAATTGCAAATCTAGTTTATGCAAATCGTATGGGTAATGGCGCTCCAGAAACAGGAGACGGTTACAAATATTGTGGTCGTGGACTTATTCAATTAACTGGTAAACAAAACTACACAGACTTTGCTGATTCATTGGAAATTACACCAGAAGAAGCGTCAGAGTATTTGGCAACATTTGAAGGTGCCGCACAATCTGCTTGCTGGTTTTGGGAAAAGAACAATCTTAATCAATGGGCAGACAAAGGTGATATCCTTACATTGACTAAGAGAATCAATGGCGGTACCATTGGACTTGAGGACCGTATTAAACATTATGAACACGCACTTCATGTTTTAGGAGTTTAATATGACAGAAGAAGTTAAAAAAGACGAAGACTGGATGCAAAAGAAATGGCGTCCAGCTATGGGTTGGATGTACATGATGATTTGTACTTTAGACATGGGTATTTTTCCTGTTCTATGGTCAATTCTACAAACCGTTCAAGGTCAACCAATCACTCAATGGCAACCACTAACGTTACAAGGTGCAGGATTGTTCCACTTGGCAATGGGTGCCGTTTTAGGTATTGCGGCATTCGGCCGTACACAAGAGAAACTTGCGGGGTCAGCATCAAATGCAACAACAACTCAACCAACAACACCTAGCTTTATTGCGCCAGTTGGAACATCAACACCAATTGCCTCTTTTACGCCAAGTGCAAGTGTATCCACATTTGGACCAACACCAGTCAGCGCAGGATTCGGTGGCAAAGCCGCACCTCCACCAGCATATCAACCAGAACTCTAAGGAATCGACATGAAGAAAACTATCATTATTGCCTCACTATTAGCTTGTTTTGCGTTACCATCCTTTGCTGGTGGTGAAATGAAAGAAGTTTGTAAAGACAAACTCGACAAGGCAGGCAAGGTTGTAAACGATAAAGAAGGTAAACCTGTTCAAGTTTGCAAGAAAATCAAAGTACATAAGAAATTAGAAGGTACACCAGTACCTGAAAAGAAGTAATGTCTTTAGAAGATTCTTTTAATACAGAGTTAAAGGTCGATGTTGGCGTCCTGAAGGTTCAGGTCGTCACATTGACTCAACTCTGCAATAAGATGGACACCGTAATAGATAGACTTATGGAGAATCAAAATAAGATGGCGGGAGATATCTATGACGATATGGACAAACGCAAGCAAGAAACTGTGAGTGATATTAAAGAATTGCATTCACGTATTACAACCGTGGATAGAAACCTGTCTGATAAAATTGAATTGACTGAACGCCGTATTATGGATGAAATCAAGTCATTACATAATACCATCTCTAAACACAATGAAAAAGAAGATTCTGAATTGAAGAAAATTCTTGAATGGAAATGGATGGCGGCAGGCGGCATCATTGTTTTAGCATGGATACTTTCCCACGTAAAACTAGACGGTTTAGGTAAACTTCTAGGTTTATAACTTTTTGACTTGACACCGTTGCGGCGGTGTGTTATATTATGTACTATGTCATTATCTCTCGATTTAAAATATACTCACCTAGTTGCTACTAGGTTTGAAAAATTCGTCCGTAAGGGCGATTACCTGTTCAATTGCCGGTGCCCTATCTGTGGTGACAGTAAGAAGAACAAGGCAAAAATGCGAGGTTTTATCTACAGAAAAGGTAACGACCTCTTTTATAAATGTCACAACTGTGCCGCAGGACTATCCCTTGGTAATCTCATCAAACAAATTGCTCCCGATTTACACAAAGAGTACGTACTCGAAAGATACAAAACGGGTGAAGATGGTGTCGCCAACCGTTCCCATTCAGCCATATCAATACCAGTACCGAGATTCGGAAAGGTCTCGGACGTTCTACAGTATGACAACCTCGAACGATGTGATAGATTACCAAGTGGTCATTTTTGCTTAAACTACCTAGAATCACGCAAAATTCCCAAAGAGTTTTATTCTAAACTCTACTTTACTGCCAACTATAAGGCATTCTGTGATGAGATGAATCCCAATCATGGAAAAACCATTACTGCCGATGAACGGCTTGTAATCCCTTATTTCAACGAGTATAATGTTCTTACTGCAACCTCAGGTCGTGCATTGCGTAATGCTGACTATAAATTGCGGTATGTTGTCGTTCGTGCAAACAATGACAATGAAGACAAGTTACTCTATGGCATGGATAGAATCAACACCAATGAAACTGTACAGTTTGTTGAAGGACAGTTCGATTCAATGTTCCTACATAATACTCTGGCTTCATGTGATTCATCATTAACATTAACTGCATCAAAAATACCAGCAATTAATAAAGTTTTGATTTTTGACAATGAACCACGAAATAAAGAAATTGTGAAGTTGATGGCGGATGCAATCAAATTAGGTCATAATGTAGTCATTTGGCCAGATAAGATTGAAGCTAAAGATATTAATGAGATGGTACAGTCTGGCCTCTCGCCTGATGAAATTCAATCTATTATAAGTAGTAACACATTCAATGGTCTTGAGGCACAAACGAAATTTGTTTTTTGGAAGAAAGTATAATATGAAAGTGAAGTTAATTAACTATAGCAGACCTTCTCGAGCACTAGTGGATGAAGGTTTGTATGACGTACAGGAAATGATTGCATTCTGTGCCCGTGTTTCCAACCCATCGAATCAATTCAACACAGATACATCAGAAAAACTTATTCGTTATTTGGTTAATAACAAGCATTGGTCACCACTAGAGATGGTCTCTGCCTGTATTGAAATCGAAACGACAAGGGATATTGCACGGCAAATCCTACGTCACCGCTCATTCAGTTTCCAAGAATTTAGTCAGCGTTATGCTGACCCGGTCAAGGAACTGAATTTTATTTTACGTGAAGCACGTTTGCAAGATACGAAGAACCGTCAAAATAGTATTGAATTGGAACCAACTCTAGGTAATCAAAACCTAGCAGAGGAATGGAAATTCCGTCAGTTGGACATTATCAAACAAGTTAAAGACACCTATGAATGGGCTGTCAATAACGGTATCGCAAAAGAACAAGCACGTGCTGTATTACCTGAAGGTCTTACATCATCACGCCTTTATATGAATGGAACGTTACGCTCTTGGATTCATTTCATTGAGTTGCGTAGTGCTAATGGCACACAAAAAGAACACCAATTGGTTGCTAAGGCTTGTGCAGAAGTTATTGCAGAAATCTTTCCAATGGCCAAAGAGTTCACAAATAATTAAAACAATAAATTGGAGTTAAAATGAATATCATACATGATATTAAGGTAGATTATTCCCGTGATGGCCTGTTTGACGAATTAGGTATTAAACGATTAAAAGAATCGTACATGAAAGAGGACGAAGTATCACCACAGGAGAGATTTGCCTATGTATCGAAAGCTTTTGGAAGTAATAAAGAACATTCACAAAGATTATATAATTATTCTAGTAAACATTGGTTGTCTTATTCTACTCCCATTCTTTCTTTTGGGCGTTCCAGTCGTGGCCTTCCTATATCATGTTTTCTTCCTTATCTCCATGATTCAGCAGAAGGTCTTGTTGATTGTTTGGCGGAAGTAAACTGGTTGTCAATGTTGGGTGGTGGCGTAGGCATTGGCCTCGGCATTCGTTCAGCTGACGACAAATCAACTGGTGTAATGCCGCACTTGCGTACATATGATGCTAGTTCACTTGCATATCGTCAAGGTCGTACACGCCGTGGTTCTTATGCCGCATACTTGGATATTTCTCATCCAGACATCCTTATGTTCTTGGAGATGCGTAAACCAACAGGCGACCCCAATATGCGTTGTTTGAATTTACACCACGGAATTAACATTACAGATGACTTCATGCAATTAATTGAGAAGTCTATGCTTGACCCTAATGCTGATGACACATGGGAATTAAAAGACCCCGCATCAGGTATTGTACGTGATAAAGTATCTGCACGTGAGTTATGGCAATCTATACTTGATATGCGTATGCATACAGGTGAACCATACATCCACTTTATTGATACAAGCAATCGTTTGATGCCAGAGTTTCAAAAGAAACTAGGTTTGAAAATCAATCAATCTAATTTGTGTAGTGAAATTATCTTGCCTACAAACAAAGACCGTACTGCTGTGTGTTGCCTATCTTCTGTTAACTTGGAATATTATGATGAGTGGAAAAATGATAAACTATTTCTACGGGACATTGCGGAAATGTTAGATAATGTTCTTCAGTACTTCATTGATAATGCTCCTGCTGGTGTCAATCGTGCCAAGTTTTCTGCTATGCAAGAGCGCAGTATTGGTGTGGGTGCTCTCGGTTTCCATGCTTATCTACAAAAACATGAAATTGCATTTGAAGGCGTAATGGCAAAAGTATCGAACAATAAAATGTTCAAGCACATTAGAAGTAAACTAGATGAGGCAAATTTACAATTAGGTTCAGAACGTGGTGAAGCACCTGATGCACTTGGCACAGGTAAACGATTCAGTCATATGCTTGCCATTGCGCCTAATGCTTCAAGTTCTATTATTATGGGTAACACTTCTCCTTCTATTGAACCGTATAGAGCAAATGCTTACAGACAAGACACGTTAAGTGGTTCATCATTGACTAAGAACAAGTGGTTAGACCGTATTCTACGTACAATTGAAGCAGATGAAGGTAAGTTACAAGATATCTGGTCGTCAATCATTGCAAATGATGGTTCAGTACAACACCTTGATATTCTTAATGAGAATCAAAAAGAAGTGTTTAAGACCTCAATGGAAATTGACCAACGTTGGGTTATTGAACACGCAGCTGATAGACAAGTGTTCATTGACCAAGCACAGAGTTTGAACTTGTTCTTCCGTCCTGATACACACATTAAGTATTTACATGCATGTCACTTTTTGGCATGGAAAAAAGGTTTGAAGACTTTATATTACTGCCGTTCTGAAAAGATTGGTAAGGCAGATAAGGTATCTAAACGTATTGAGCGAGAAGTTATTAAAGAGTTGGACATGAGTGCCATTGCTCAAGGCAACGAATGTTTGGCGTGCGAAGGATAATTATGAAAAAGATTTTAAGATTTACAGCATCATGGTGCCAACCATGTAAAGCATTGGCAAAGAACTTAGAAATTGCAAATATTAATTTACCAATTGAAGTAATTGATATCGATGTACATGACACCTTGGCAATTGAATATGGTATTCGTGGTGTGCCAACTTTAGTAATGATGGATGAAAACATCGAAGTCAAACGAATCGTTGGTTCAAAAACAGTTAACGAACTACAAGAATGGGTCAGATGATTAAAAAAACAACAACAAGAATTACCGATGAACGCAGTAATTTTAAACCATTCAACTATCCATGGGCATACGATGCATGGTTGAAACATGAACAATCACATTGGTTGCATACGGAAGTGCCGATGCTTGAAGATGTGAAAGATTGGAAAAAGAAACTAACAAATGAAGAAAAACAATTCCTTACACACATCTTCCGCTTCTTTACTCAAGGCGACATTGATGTGGCTGGTGGTTACGTTAATAACTATCTGCCTTACTTTCCTCAACCTGAGATTCGTATGATGTTGATGGGTTTTGCAGCACGTGAAGCACTTCACATTGCCGCATACTCACACTTGATTGAAACATTGGGTCTACCAGAAACCACTTATAGTGAATTCTTAGAATATCAGGAGATGAAAGACAAACATGATTATGTTTTAGATTTGTCATTGAAGAATAGTTCCAAAGAAAACACCGCACGACATATTGCTGTGTTCTCTGCCTTCACCGAAGGTATGCAGTTGTTTTCATCATTCATTATGTTGTTGAATTTCCCACGCCATGGCAAGATGAAGGGCATGGGTCAAATTGTTACTTGGTCTATTGTTGATGAAACAATGCACGCTGAGAACATGATGAAACTATTTAAGACATACATACAAGAGAATACTGAAATTTGGAATGATGATTTGAAATCATCAATCTATGCTATTGCAGAACGTATGGTTGAACTTGAAGATAAGTTTATTGACCTTGCGTTTGGTCTTAATCAGATGAAAGAACTGACTGCTGAAGATGTAAAGAAGTATATCCGTTACATTGCAGACCGCCGTTTGATTGGCCTAGGTATGAAGGGTATCTTTAAAGTTAAACGTAATCCATTACCTTGGGTTGAAGAAATGATTAACGCACCGACACATACAAACTTCTTTGAGAATCGTGCTACAGATTATGCTAAGGGTGCTTTGAGTGGTACATGGAACGATGTATGGGGTAAAGCCGCATAATATATGGATAATCGTGTTTTGTATTGGATTATGCGTATTGTAGAAATGGTAACTTGTATTCACATCATTGCTGGTGTGTGGAGAAATTGGTAATGGCACACATCGTAGCAAATTTACCACCAGTTAATTGTTTTATTCGCAGAGAATTTTTGTATGATTTTCAAAAAGGTCATGGAGAACTTGAACCTTGTTGGTGGATAAGTATAAAGTCATTACGCAGCCAAGCGTTTCGTATTGAATCTTATCTTAATCACTATGGCGCACTTTATGATAAGTTGCCACTTCATGCATATTGTTGGAAACCAATTGAAGGTGACCCGTATCCATTAGATTTTCTACAGTTATGGAACAGTATGTCTTATGATATCACAGTAATTAAAAAGGCCATGATATCTAATATGAGATGTAAAATAAAAATGAAAGATGGTTCATGGGCAGAAGGAGAATATCTTTTTACTGTTGATTCTGCCCATACAGATTTCAATACCATAGATTGTGGGCATAGTGAAGATGTTGAAGACCATAAATCTTTCAACTTTATTAAGTTGGATAATGGACAATTTGCAGCACAACCAAATAACCGTATTGTTATTCTTGAACCCGCATCTAATCCGAAACAATTGAAGATACCAGATTTTCATGTGGCCACCACTAGATGGAATGTGGAAATGGATCCAAAATGGGACTTTGGTTTACCTGAAAATAAATGGAGAATGAACGAGTAATGAGATGAACAAAACCTATCGTAGCATTTTTATTAGTGATGTTCATTTAGGTACCCGTGATTCTCAAGCAGAAAAGTTGAATAACTTTCTCAAAAATAACACATGTGATACATTGTATCTTGTGGGTGATATCATTGACGCTTGGAAAATACAACAAAACAAGTGGCGTTGGAAACAATCGCACACCAATGTCGTAAGAAGAATTCTTGGCCATGCAAAACGTGGCACCCGTGTCATCTTCATAGCAGGCAATCACGATGAGTTTTTAAGACCAATGATACCATATGGTTTCTCATTCGGGCTTGTAGAAATACACAATCAAATAGAACACATAGGTGCAGATGGCAAACACTACCTAGTTGTCCACGGAGATTTATTTGATGGTATTACCCGTCTTGCTCCTTGGCTTGCGTTTCTTGGCGATAAATTATACGACCTAGTTCTTGATTGGAATTCAAGATTCAATTGGATTCGTAGAAAATTAGGATTTGGTTATTGGTCGTTGTCTAAGTACCTGAAACATAAAGTTAAAAAAGCTTCTGACTTTATGTTTCAATTTGAAAAGAATATTTCCTCTTATTGTAAAAAAAGAGGATATGATGGTGTGATTTGTGGTCACATACATCATGCAGAGATTAAAGAGATAGATGGAATCATTTATATGAATGATGGCGATTGGGTTGAATCATGCACAGCTCTAGTCGAACATCACGATGGCCGATGGGAAATTATAACTTGGACCAAAGAGAAGGATGATGTAGATGCAATTGCATGAAAAAATTACCATTGTTGTCCCATGTAAGAATGAAGAAGATTATATCTCTCATTTACTTGAAGACCTGAGACAACAAAACATTGGTGATACAAGAATTATTATTGCTGATTGTTCTACCGATAATACGAGAAATGTTATCAATGAAAACAAAGGCAATTTAAAGGTTGAAATAATCGAAGGCGGGCCAGTTTCTATCGCCAAAAATAATGGTGCAAAACTTGTAGCAACACCTTATATTTTGTTTATAGATTCCGATGTTAGATTTTTTTCAACAACAACAATAATTGATTGTGTGAATGAGATGGAGAAAAGTAACCTTGACCTCATTGGAATTTACGCAAAATGCTATGACGATGATATTCGTGCGAAGATTGGATTTTCATTATTCAATTTAATTAATGGTGTAATGAAAAACTGGATACCATTTGCAGTTGGTGCTTTCTTTTTAACTAGACGGGATAGGTTTGAAGAATTTGGTGGATTCCCCGCTAAATACGAAACAAGTGAAGACTTTTTCCTATCAAAGAAATATGATGTTAAGAAGTTTAAATTAGTAAATCACTATCTTGGCCAAGATAGTAGGCGTTTCAAAAAGATGGGTTACTTTGGAATGGCATGGTATCTTATTAAAAACTTTTTGAACCGAAACAACGAAAGGTATTGGAATAGTCTAGACTATTCTAAATATTGGAAATGATTGAACTAATATACTTGCTTGTATGCACACACATAACGATTGTGTGTGTTACTCTATTTTTACATAGAGGACAAGCACACAGAGGTATTGTTTTTCATCCCATATTGTCACACTTCATGCGGTTCTGGTTATGGTTGACAACCGGTATGGTTACTAAACAATGGGTTGCAATACACCGCAAACACCATCAAAAAACAGATATTGTTGGAGACCCACATTCACCAGTAGTAGAAGGATTTTGGAAAGTACTATTACGTGGTGCAGGTTTGTATCATGCTGCAAGTAAAGACACCGCAATGGTTGACACATATGGCGTTGGCACTCCTGATGATTGGATGGAACGCAATGTATACACCAAACACAGTCGTTTAGGAATTACTTTGTTATTGCTGATAAATTTACTTTGTTTTTCAGGCTGGGGTTTACTAATCTGGGGTATTCAAATGATTTGGATTCCATTTTGGGCAGCAGGTGTAATCAATGGTGTCGGTCATGCATATGGTTACAGAAACACCGACACTAAAGATAAATCAACCAACATTTTCCCATGGGGCATAGTAATTGGCGGAGAAGAATTACATAATAACCACCATGCACAAACAGCATCACCAAAATTATCCTTAAAATGGTATGAATTTGATATTGGTTGGATGTGGTTAACAATATTCAGATTCTTTAAACTGGCAAAACTAACTAGATGATAACACTAGACGAAACCGCCAAAGATAGAATTACAGACTTATACATAGATGAGAATGATTCAACTATTAAAGGGTTGAGAGTTTTCGTTCAAGGTGGTGGTTGTTCTGGTTTCTCTTACGGTTTCACATGGGATTGGGAAAAGAATGAAGATGACTTTGAATTTCCTATCAACGAAAAAATTCAAGTATTGATTGATGCAATGAGTATGCAATACCTGCAAGGTTCAACAATCAAATTTAAATCAGAATTGATGGGTTCAAACTTTTTAATTGAGAATCCAAACGCAACCAATAAATGTGGTTGTGGTTCATCATTTGCAGTATAACAGAAAGAAAATATGAAAAAACTATTAGCAATCTTGTTGCTGGTGCCAACATTGGTACTTGCACAAAAGACACCACAAGGTGTCACATATGACGCACAAATTATCAGAGTAACGGATGGCGATACAGTTGTTATCGCCGCACCTTTTCTACCTGCACCCCTTAAGCCCGAACTTGCGGTACGAGTCTATGGAGTCGATACTCCGGAAAAAGGATTTAGAGGTCAATGCGACAGCGAAAAGCAACGAGGCGAAGCCGCTTCCGTTTTCACTAAAGGTCTCATTAACGCCAGCCAGCAACGACAAGTCATTCTATATGGTTGGGATAAATTCGGTGGTCGTGTCTTGGGTGATATCATTCTAAACGGACAAAGTTTACGTTCCCAATTAATTGCTAACGGCTTTGCACGTGAATATTTTGGTGATGCAAAACAATCTTGGTGTAATTAATGGATAGATAGTCATAGGAGGAACTATGACTGTCTTAGTACATAATTGTGAAAACTGCGATAATCAGTTTAAAATAACATACGATAGAGATGTATGTGATTGTGACCCGATACATTGTCCATTTTGTGGAGAGTATCTATTAGTTGATGAATCAGACTGTGGCGATGACGAAACAATCTGATTGGTCTTATAACGGTCAACCATTTAAAGAAGAAGATGTTGGCAATTCTTATGGATTTGTCTATGAGATTGTCAACCTCACCACCAACCGCCGTTACATTGGTAAGAAATTCTTTACCAAAGCAGGCACACGCCAAATCAAGGGTAAAAAGAAAAAGGTTCGCCTATCTTCAGGATGGGAGAACTATTGGTCGTCCTCAGATGAATTGAAAGCGGACGTCAAAGCACTTGGTGATGATAACTTTACACGAACCATTCTATACTTGTGCAAATCAAGGTCTGAATGTTCATACAGAGAAACAAAGGAGATTTTCATTAGGGATTCGTTACTTACTGATGATTACTACAACAAATGGGTATCTTGTAAGATTCACAAGGCTCACGTAATCAACAAATTATGAGATATCAACACGATACGGTTAAACCAAAGAGGAAACCTATGGCTCGCAAATCATCTGCCAATACCGATGTGGAAGTCAAAGCAACCGCATACAAAAGCACAACCAATCACCTCAAACTGAGGCTCGATGACCTTAAAACATTCCAACCATTGACTGATAATCAAAAGAAATTCTTTGATGCATATAAACAAGGTGATTACTTTGTAGCACTACATGGTGTTGCAGGTACAGGTAAAACCTTTTGTGCATTGTATAAAGCAATTGAAGAGGTCATGGACAAATCTAACCCATTCACCAAGATTATTGTTGTACGTTCTGCGGTACAATCACGTGAGATTGGTCATTTACCTGGTGATGTGAATGAGAAGATGGAAATTTATCAACAACCTTACCGACAAATCTGCGAGACTTTGTTTGGTCGCCGTGATGCATGGGATAGATTAGAAGAACAACACCACATAGAATTCATTTCAACATCATTCATTCGTGGTATGTCCTTTGATGATGCAATCATTATTGTAGATGAGATGCAGAACATGACCTATGAAGAAATTGATACAGTTATGACCCGTGTTGGTTATCGTTCAAAGATTATCTGGTGTGGTGATTACCGCCAAACAGACTTGAACAAGAAAAGAAATGATGTGTCGGGCATTCTTAAATTCTTTGATATTGCCATGCATATGAAGGCATTTACCAAAATTGAGTTTACTGCTGATGATATCGTGCGTTCTTCACTTGTTAAGGATTATATTCTTGCCAAGATGAGATATGAAGATGCATTGGATTAATTTCATCAGGTGAAATAGATGTGGCATACTAGTATAAACACTTAGATTTTGTTGCATCGCAACATATATAATAGGACAGGTGCTCAAAGTGAGGCCTGTTCTATTAATTTAATCGTCTAAGGAGATTACCATGTCTAAGATTGACTCATTGGTTTATACTAACCTGTTCATTGATGCCGTACAGGATGCAAAGAACAAATTCATCGAAACTTTCGTGTTTGATGATAAGATTGCCGCACCACTAAAAGAATTCGTTGAAGCACAACGCACATTCACAAAACAAATTAACCGTTCAGCCACAGAAGTTGCCGATTATAGTGTTATTGCAGCAAAGACTGCATTTGAAAAGGTTAAAACTGCAAAGGCAGCATAATGTCTGAACAGAAAACCTTTTGGGAATGGGTCAAACGAACCTTTACACCTGATTATAGAGTGGAAATTGCAGGATATTTGGCAGAAGCTCGTGATTATGTGGACTTAAAACAAAAGATGGACATTCTTCAACGCAGAGGTATTTTGTAACCATCGAATTGAGGATTTTATACATAATGGTATGAATAAAATTCCTCAGTTTGAGATAAAATCATTGTTGATAAAGGACTTGATGATAAATCTAAAGTCCTTTCATCCTGTGGTCCATGAGGGGTGGCTTATTAAATTTTCCACCCATCGTGACCTTAATATTTTACTCACCTTTGTATCCATATACACCTCACAGACGGTGGTTCGGTATTTTACTAGTGAAGAAGAAGCCGTTATCTTTATTAACTATATAATGAACAAAGATGCAAGACTGATTCATAAATTATAACCCTGCCTAGTGCAGGGTTTTTTGTTTTCGGCAATAGTGTGCAACGCCTATTGACCACGACCTTCAATTGAGTTATACTGTCAACAAGGAGAACATTATGGACGAAATCACCAGAGCAAAACATTCTAAACGCATCCTTCAAAAAGAGACCTATGTTAAGAAACAGGTAAAGATAGCAAAGGCACATGGTATGCCCATTAAACAAGGCGAAGAACACCGACTTGCAAAACATTCGGCAACCACGTGCGGTGATTCTAATTGTGTAATGTGCGGCAATCCACGCAAATTCTTCAACGAACCCACTATCCAAGAAAAACGATTTGACCAGAAAGAATTACATTATGAACAATCCAGTAATTCACTTGAGGCATGAGCAAGCATAATGAAAATATCAAGAGCAGAACAGAGTGTTATAAAGTATAATCTGGAACAGCATCGGTTAGAAAAACAACGAACTGAAGATTATACTAAAAAGATTGAAGACCGTAGATTGGACCAGATTATAGCAGAACGTGTGAGTAGAAATCTACGTTTAGATTTAGATAAAGGTCGCCATATAGACCTTGAATGTTAGGATTAGAGATGAATTCAGTAGCAAAACATTTTGCCTTACAGGCAGGCGGCAGTCACTACCCCGATGTTGGTGGTGAGAACCTCGAATCATTCTATAGAATGGTGGTGAAAGACATTATGCAATTCACCGATGACCTAATTGATGATGAAAATTTTGATATTTCAACAGCAATTAAAGAACGATACCTAGATGCCAGCTGAAAAGGTTTGCCCACAATGCGGGACTAAACACACAAAACGAGGACCTTTCTGTTCCCGTTCTTGCGGTAATGTACGTGAGCATACCGAAGAAGATAAAAATGCCCGTAGAATTGCGGCAAAGAAGTACTATGAAACACCTGAAGGGCAAGCAACAGCGGCAAAGTCCAGTCGTATGGCAACCATAATGAATCAGGGGTTGACTTGGGACGAGGTAAGTGCGGAAGACTTTGCGGTAAACATTCCAGATATGCTTGACAATGACCTATTAGACCGTTATAATGAATGGGACAAAACGGAAAATTGGTGATGTATGAATGTGAATGTATTTCTAAATGAATTGGCATCGGATGATGGTCGCAATTATAAAATAGACCTGTTGAACAGGCATGCCGATAACGAGGTCTTGCGTGAGGTTGTACGCCTTGCTCTTGACCCAATGACCCAATTCTATCAACGTAAGATTCCTGCCTATACTACAGGTCAGGTTACAATGGAACTTGAACACGGGTTGAACCGATTGTTCCCATTGGCATCCCGTATGGTGACTGGCAATGCCGCAATTGCACACCTTACCGAGACACTTTCATCGCTGAGTGATGATAATGCTCAAGTGATTGAGAAAATCATTCAAAAAGACCTACGTTGTGGTGTATCAGTATCAACAGCCAACAAAGTATGGCCAAATCTGGTTATGGACTATCCTTGCATGTTGTGTTCACAGTATGAGCAGAAACTTGTTGACAAGATTAAATGGCCTGCTCTAGTGCAATTGAAGATGGATGGTATGCGGTTCAATGCTATCATTCGTAATGGCACAGTTGAGTATCGTTCACGTAATGGTAAAGAATTGAACCTGCTTGGCAACCTTGACAAGGATTTTATTATATTGTCACAAGGCGTTGAATGTGTATTTGATGGTGAGTTGATTGTCAGCGATAAGGGCATTATTCTTGACCGCCAGACAGGCAATGGCATTCTAAACAAAGCAAGCAAAGGCACCATTAGTGACCTTGAAGCGCATAAGATTCGTGCAACCGTGTGGGACGTTATACCATACAATGATTTCATTTCTGGTGTATGTAAAGTGCCATATTCCACACGTATCAATTCATTAGAGTTGATGCTTGAACGTAAACCAGAAAAGGTTTCAATGGTGCAGAGCAATATTGTCAATACGATTGATGATGCCAATGTATTGTTTGAGACCTATCTGGCGGATGGACAAGAGGGTATTATTCTTAAAGACCTGAATGGTATTTGGGAAGACAAACGCACGAAATCACAGATTAAGTTTAAAGGTGAACTAGAATGTGACCTGAAATGTGTTGGCATACAGGCAGGCACCGGTAAGTATGAAGGCATGATGGGTGCATTGCTGTTAGAATCCGAAGATGGTACTGTAAAGGTATCAGTTGGTTCTGGCTTTAATGATGACCATCGTACCAATATTGGTGATGAGGTCATTGGCAAGATTATTGCCGTAAAATACAATGCACGTATTACAAACAAACAAGGCGAGCAGTCGTTGTTCCTGCCTGTATTCCTTGAAGTACGTGAAGACAAAGACACCGCAGACCTGAATAAGGATATTAAATAATGTTTATATTTGACGTTGAGACACTAGGCAAGCGCAGCAATTCAGTCATTCTATCAATGGGTTGTATCTATTTCAATCCCGATGAAACACCGTCATACAAACAAATGTATGATGATGCATTTTTTGCCAAGTTTGATGTAATTGACCAGATGAAGAGACTTGATAGAACTACGACCAAGTCTACAATGGACTGGTGGTCGAAACAATGCGAGAATGTAAAGAACAAGTCATTTAGACCGAATCCTGACATTGACGTAAAATTCGAGGACGGGTATGAGTCAATGCGAGACTGGGCAAAGACTAAGAATGATGACAAGTGCTGGGTATGGGCACGTGGTAATCTAGACCAGTTAGTAATGGATGACATAGAAGAACAGATTGGACTGACACCGATTTTTCCATATGCTCGATGGCGTGATGTCCGCACCGCTGTAGATTTCCTGTATGGTACAATGAACGGATACGTGACGGTTGAGACACCGCCATGGGTTGATGCATTTGACCCTGCAATACATGTAACGAAACATAATCCGATTGATGATTGTTGCTTTGATGCAATGCAATTAATGTATGGAAAGAAAAACGATGAATCATTGGGGTGAACCGGATGAGGTAGATTTTCCTGACTGGATGCTGCCTGATAACCATTCACAGAAAATGCGTAAAGTATCAGTAAAACCTGCCAAGTCAATGAATGAGGCCATTGTTGATATCATGGCCAAACCTGCCATTAAGTTTACACCTGAAGACCTAATGAAAACGGTGTTGAAAGATAATGAATGAAGTACTACCAGATATCGTTTCCTGGTGAATTCGGCCAGCACGTAGATGAGATATGGTCAGAGAAACAAATCCTCAAGGCATACTATCCGCATTGGTGCGGTATGATGGTACAGAATGTCGCTGCGCCTGACCTGAATCCCGACACCTGTATTGATGACTGGACAGTAACGCATTGGGCAGTTGAAGTACCTAAGCCCGCATGGATTACAGAACCCGTTCATTACACCAACACCGATAACCCGATTGATTTCCCATGAACAGAATACACCTTAACACCAAAGACCTTGAGATAATCAATGCCATTGTCCAAGAACATGAGATATCAGTCTTTGAACTGATAATGACCTCCAATTCCGGTATAGGTTATACACTAGACCTAGAGTATTCAACCCACCTACATGGACGTGATGCCACTATAACAGTACCAGTCACAGGTCCCGAGAACTGGTAATGAATAAGACCCTTGAAGCAATGCTAAGAGGTTATCTATTTTTCAGAGTAAATGATAGATATTTCCTTAGATATACACCTGCACAGAGATATAGAACTACAATAGAAACCGGTGATATATCCTTTGAAGGCTATCATATAGTAAAGAGATGGAGAGGTTTCTTCTATAGGTTAGATAAACCAAGAGTAAAAACAATATGCTAATATACGCAGGACAAGAAGTCACCACAAACAATTGGTTCACCCATATAGAACCAAATGACCCACGATTCTATAACATAAAGACAATAGAATATACACCAAAGACCATAGAGGACATAGAGAGAGAATATAACATAAAGGTGATAGTAAAATGAAAGCAACCGAAGTAGAAACCAAAGAAGATTACATATTATACCTACAATCCGTCATAGATGATAAGGATAAGGTCATAGAGAATCAAATTGACCAGATAAAGAAACTATTAAGACTGTTAGCCAATAGTAAAGAATAGTGCAATAAAGTGGGATAAAGTGCAATGCAAACGCACCAGCGATATCCAGTAGAAAACCTGAAGAACCTAACGGGCAAGCATAGGCGCACAGACGGCCGATAGCCCTCGCACGGTTTCACAGTAACACAGAAAACCATAGAAACCGGTGTGAAACCTACCATTATATCACATTTTTTCGTGCTTGGCAACCATTCTTACCGCAAACAAAAGTACTCACATTTGCCTCACTTAGTGGTTGACATATGTTATAGTCCGGTGTTGCTTTTAAACAACAACTTACCTATCCGGTCAAGTATTGCTTGACAATTGCCTTGGTTCTGTTATACTCTATCCATAGATTGAAATTTTAAAGGAATTCGAAATGACTAAAGTTATAACACCCCTTGCAGCTGAGTTAGCCTCTGCTCGCCAATCACTCTCATTTTTCAGAAGCGAAGTACAGTATTTGGCCGCAAAGGTTAAACTGGAAAGAATTGATGCTAAATTGGCCAAGGCTGACGCTCGCAGAGCTCGCCGTGATGCCGCAATCGCAAAGGCTCAGGCTCGCCTTGACCGTTTGTTGGCACCAGTTGGTTCTAAAGCCGTCAAGTCTAATCGTAAACCTTCTAAGGTTAAAACCATTAAATTTACTGCCGCTGTGAACAAAATGGAATCAGCAACCGCATAATGTTGAAAGTTGATAATATGAAAAGTTTTGGAATGTTTACCGATGCTGGTGATGCTAAGGTCGCTGCGATTGTAGAATGGGCTATTGCTAATCGTGCAGAGTGGACAGATGTTTTACCAGTATTGAATAATCTGGCTCGAAGTGATTATGCTGCTTTTGGTGAAGCTAACGACACCGCAGTCCGTGAAGCGGTCTATGATGCTTGCAATTTTACGTGTGATTTTTACGCTTGACGTATACACTCATAACCGCAAACGGAAGTATTCATTTATTCCATGTGAAGTCCGTGGCTGACCTTTATTGTAAACTTTATGGTGGTGTTGTTTTTACGCAACAAATTCTGACCGAGGGCTTGACAATTGCCTTGGAACCTGTATAATTGGTTACATGATGAAAAAGAAAAGGTGTGACAGAAACCACGTGATATACGCTTTGACCGTTCCTATGACCGGCGACCAGTATATCGGTTTAACGGTTGCCCAAGGTCAAGCATTCCTACGTAGCGTGAAAGTCCGTGTGCAGAAGCACCTTTCACGTGCTAAGCAAGAGAATAAAGACTGGACGCTGTATTCGTTTTTGAGAGAAAATCCAGACGCTACAATCCAGTATGAGGTTTTAGAAGTTGTCCGTGGTCGCAAACCAGCTCACCAACGTGAGCGCCAGTTAATCGCTGAGTTTGCACCTAGTTTGAACACTTTTTAAGGATAGATTATGATTCGTATAGCAGTTGGTTTTTTGATTGTTTTTGGTTGTGTCGGTGCGCTTGATAATGCCACCGATGCTGAGTTGCTTCCGTTGACATTGGGAGCTATCGCTGGCCTTGTGTTAATGTTTGTTGGTATTAATAAGGTGAATAATGGCTAAGATTTTAATTCAAACCCAAGATTACGAGAATTACGCTTGGGTAGATGGTGAGCTGCAGACCGGTCCAGATGCATACTGGAAGGCTAAGGGTGGACAGGACTATTTCATTACCAATTTTACAGGTAATGAAGAGCAGGCCACCGCAGTAGTCATGGCTATGCGTGATGACATAGAGGTGGCTAATGACGCCTTTGTTTCCACGATTATCGGCTGGACGATTGTATCGGATGATTACATGACCGAATTCGAAAAGTCACAGCTGGAGTATGAGGGTAAGATTCGCTTCCCTGCAAAAGTATTGGAGATGGTATGAGCGCAATGAGTAGATTGGTGACCGATTTACAATATGAGATTGAAATTGGTGAGCTGACATGGCGCATGATAGCTGATAAGTATGAGGTGCCATATGAGTGGGTCTGTGAAGCAGCTGCGATGATGACAGAAGCAGAGTAAGCACCCCACCCGTCAGTATTGGTCAGCTTACCAATAATGAAATAAGGAGTCCTCTATCATTGATATCTTACGTAAAAGATAGTTTTGAGAGGATATGATTGGAGTCAAATCCGCAATTACCAAAGGGTTTATTCCCTAAATTTTTCCGGCCAGGAATTTGTTCAGGAGTCGTTATGACCAATAGAGAATTATTAGATAAACTTAATGAGGCACAGTCCTTACTATCCGATGTATATGCATGGGCATCCTTCCGTGAGGACACCTTTGCCGTAAACTCTGAGGTTGAGAGCTTGATGTCCGTTGCAGATTCGTGTATACTGGATGCCATTGATATATTAGAGTCTAATGATGAATAACATTAAAGCAGGTGCAGATATACATGCGGGTGCCTTTGGTTATTCCATCGGTACACAAGAGAAATATGAAGAATTTGAAAAATTGCGTAATCAGTCTATGAATGCCCATATTAAAGAACTTATGGGTAGGACGCTGGATGAAAAGTTTAGTCATACATGGACCACAATGGACTATGGTGACTTGGAAAAATTCTCCCAGCATTTCGCTGAGTTGATTGTACAGGAAGTTACCGAGGTTGTAAAGTGGACACCATCTATGTTTCCTAATGATACAATTATAAAAAATATTAAAAAACATTTTGGAGTTTAATAATGAAACTTACTACAGCCATTACAGTCCTTCAGAAGGATGCAGAGTTTTTAGGTATGAACTTTTTAGATTTTTTGAAGTTTGTTAAGACCAACCCTTTGGCTCAGACCGAAAAGACTCTCAAAGCCTTTGCTGTCTTTGAGAGTGAATCTACAGGATGGCCGTCCTTCTTTTAATGAGGTTATATGACTGGTTGGCGAAAAAGACAAATAATGAATAATCAATTTGAGTCCGTTATAAATGGTATAGAAACAGATACCAGCGGTAAGTGGGTAAAAACAGAGGATGTACGGAGAGTTGCTGAGCAAATTCTTGGCGTCTCCGTTGCATACTTAAAAGAGTGTGATTCTGATTTTGAAGGCGAGTTACTGGAGAACTTTTGGTATAATGACCAAGCTCCGGAAGCGCTGGAATAGCTGAGAAGCAAGAGAGAAAAATATGGTAGAAAAAGTAATTCGTGACGGCAAAGTGGCCGTTCTGGTATCGCCAGGTTTTGGTGCAGGCTGGTCAACATGGGCACATGGCGAGATTGGTGAACGATGTATGTTTGACCCAATCGTTGTTGCATGGGTTGAAGGCGGCAAGGTTGGTGAAGTACCGGTTGCACACTATGGTGATGCATACTTCTATACCGGCGGTGCTGATGGTCTGGAGATTGAATGGGTGCCAGTTGGTACCGCATTTATGATTAGTGAATATGATGGTTCTGAAAGCATCCGTTTTAAAGAATCTGATTGTTGGACTGTTGCCTGACTATAATCGAGTATAATATGACCCGTTGGATTGAAAACATTTCTATGAGTGATGCTCACCTTGGGCACCATTCTGAATTAGGACCTAATGTGATGTTGATTCGCATTCAGGATCCTGCCACCGAGTTTTATCCTGTAAAGCATAAATTCAAGGAAGTCCATGAGTTTGAATTCTTGGATGCCGAAGATGATGATAACTTTGACGATGATTTTAAAATTTCTGATGCACAGGCCAATCAATTGGTCGATTTGTTAAAGAAAGCCATGGACAATTCGATGAATGTTATTGTACATTGTCATGCTGGTATCTGCCGAAGCGGTGCCGTTGTTGAAGTAGGCTCTATGATGGGTTTTACAGCGGTTGACCGGTTGCGGATTCCAAATATTAGAGTAAAACAAAAGATGATGAAAGTTCTTAACTATGAATTTTAAGGAAAAATCACATGAGTGAACGAGATTTGAGCAATTTGCGCTTTTTAATGGCGCTGAAAAACAAGGACATGATGGAATGGATGATTGCAGTCGGCAAAGACGATGTGGATTATGCTATGGCTTTGCTTTTGACTGCTGCTTTTGACGAAATTGATGTTGAAAATGAAAAAAATGACTGTTCCGAAGCAAAATCTTTGCTTGCCCAATTTATGTTGCCTAAAAATAACGTAGAAACTTTGCCTGCCAAGAACAAAAATTTGTGATATACTGTACATACAGTAAAAAATGAGGAAAAAACATGATTTCTAATTCTTTGTCGATGGCTTGCCGTCCTTATATGCAGTTTGATGTTGAAAATATTGAACACCGGCGCTATGTTTCTGAATTTTTGAAAACAATGTCATGGAAAAACTGTCCGTATCAATGGAGAATTGACGATTCTAGTCTAAATCTCTATCACTACTTTCAAAAAAAGTTGCTTGAGCATTATATGAAAACGGATGTTGAAATTTGTGATGTTAAAGTCGAAAATCAACGTGTATTTAAGTTTAGAAAATGAAAAAACCTAAAATTCGCAATCCTGTAGCTAAAGATTTGCGTACTCCTAAGTATAGGATGAAAGTTGTGCTGTCCGTGAAGAGGTATGACCGCAACAAACAAAAATCCGAAGTTAGGAAAGAAGTCGATGAGTGATATGAAGGCGACAGATTATGATGGTTTCTATTTTTTGCCTGGTGAAGAAGATAATGCGTACAAGATTTCATTTTTCACCTTCAATGATGGCAAAGGCGGCACACCGATAGAAAATACCGAATTCGGTTTTAAATATCATGTTGCTTTCTTTAAATGGAATGATGATGAGTCGGTAGAATTCAATGATACGTTTGAGGCAATCTTTTCCGACCCAATGACGTATATTGAAGGCTTGGTGGGTTGTAGTTTGTACGGTACTTTTGTGAAAAAGACGGAAAAGTCGAAGGAATGGTTCGACAATTACCTCTCAAAGACATTGGATACTGTTACAATACAGAATAGAGAAAAAGTTATGGAGATAGCACAGTCTATTGCCGATAGTTAAAGGATATATTATGAAACATGCATTTAGTGAAAAAGTTGGTCAAGATTGGTTGAAGGGTTTGCTCAATGAGCGTGTTGTGTCCGTAGTCTTCACTAAGACTGATGGTACCGAACGTGAAATGAATGCAACCTTACAAGAAGGCGTTCTTCCCGAGGTACAAAAAGATTTTGGTTCTGATGCACCCGTTCGTGCAAAGTCTAAAGATGCTTTGGCGGTGTGGGACGTTGATGCTCAAGGCTGGCGTAGTTTTCGGTGGGATTCTATCAAGTCTGTTCGTTTTGATTTAGGAGAATAATATGGGTGATTTTGCAAAGATTGTTTTGGTTGCGGTATTGGTTTCATTAGCGCTCATTATTGGACCATTTGTTACTATTTGGTCTCTGAACGTTTTGTTTCCTGTTCTTGCTATTCCATTTAATTTTGAAACATGGTTGTCGGTAATTCTTTTGAGTGCTGTCATTCGTTCTAACATTACATTTAAGAAATAATTATGGTTACTATCGTAAAATCTGAGTGGCATCAAGTTGAGAAACGTTATGCTTTGGAGTTTGATGAGGATATGCTGGCTGAAATTTATCCAGATTTGGATGAAGATGAGATTGCAGCCTTTCTAAGTGAAATTGAATCTGGTGAACGTGACATTGAAGATGTTATTAATGCAGCATGGGAAAACGGTGTTGACTTTGATTGGGACTGGCTCGATGAAGACGATTGGTGGACTGACCGAAAGGGCGGTTACGATGTTACATATTCACTAGAGGAATAATCATGGCATTATGGTCAATTAAACCTACTTGGAAGAAATCTCTGATTGAACGCCAAGAATACACCAAAGATGGAAACCGTGTTATTATTGAAACCGGTTGGCGCTGGGGTGAATTCACATGTGAAACTGATGATGACAATCCACCAAAAATTGAAGCTGGTGATGATTTGTATAACTGCGATTATTCCGTTGAACTGGTTGAAGCCAACGATGGTTGTTGGGAAGAACATGACATGGATGAATGTGATGATGATGTACGTGAATGGTTAGAAGAGTTCTTGGAAGAAAATTCTTATTTTGACCTTGAAGAACATGGTTGGGTGCAAGGTGATACCGAAATGATTATCAATTGTGAACCTGAGTTTGAAAAGTTGGAAGATTAATATGAAATATATTGTTGAATCTATTGGTATATTCCGCATGGTTCATGTGGTTGAGGCGTCAGATGAAACTGAAGCGTTTGCTGTTGCACGTGTTGCTGATGATAATTGGCAAGAACATTTGGGTGAAATGAAAATTGATATTCAACCTTATACAGAAGAACACATTAAACATTTCAAAGAAAAACAATTCTTTTGGGATGGTGTTGCATACCGTGCTGAAAATGGAACAGTTGGGTATTTGCATCCTACCGGTCTTACTGTTGAAGCAAATGATACACTAGTAAAATAAAAATAACTTAAATAATTACTTAAAACCACTTGACAAATAAAAAAATTGGATATATAATCCTATGATGACAAAAATACACCTACCATTATCCGCTTGCACGATGCTCTCAACAGCATGGCAGGCTGAGTATCGCTCAATTAAAAGCGATAATGGCTTTTCACCACAAAAAGGGTTTGTGACCTCGTAATCTGAAAACAAAATTACTACACCACAGACCCTTAGATACGAAAGTACTAAGGGTTTTTTCTTATGTGTTGCCGAAACAACATATTGGAAAAATGTCTTGACAGATGTTTGAAAAACGTATATACTACGTTTTGTTCTTTAAAAATTTATGAATGTTTTGTTGGGGATTTGTGTAGTGGTAGCACAGCGGCCTTTGAAGCCGTTAGTACAAGTTCGATTCTTGTATCCCCTGCCATAT